CTATTCACTATCTTCATCGTAATTTTCAAGTGGAGTACTGTAATAGTCTTTTAAAATTCTGATCGTTTCCTCTACATGAACATTAATTTTATACCCATTCCATGTTCCTGGGGTGCCTCCTTTCCTGTCTCTATTGGTTGCAATATCATAAATATTTTCAGCACCCCAACAAAATGTTGAGCCATGAAAGAAATCCAATCTGATTAGTTCGTTTGCTATGTCTTTATATTTTGAAAATTCTTTGTCTACACCTGATTTTATTTGATACCAAATACCGCCTCTAAAATAAGTCACACTTGGAATTATTTGCATCCCTTGTATATATTCTGTTGCTGAATTAGGTGATGTGGCTGAATAATCACCATATAAGATAACGCTATCTCTGGGTGACTTATTCATCATTGTTAGTTGCCACAGTAGATCAGTGTTCTCTGACTGTATCCATGTATCTTTTATTGCAGGTTTTACTGGAGGGAATGAAGAACTTAGTAATACTATACTCCCCACTCCACGCGAGGTTAATTTACTAATCACTGGTAAAACTTTATGCTCTTGAGGTAATTCTTTGTTATATATAGAATTATAATTAAGCAATACAATAATTCTTGAGTTATCTTTAAACAAACAAAGCAACGTATCTAATCTATTTAAATTCTCACTATTATTAGGATCAATGATTATTGCTATTTTTTCATATTGCTGCTCTAAATACAGAGAGAGTTGAACAATATTTCTCATATCATCATTTAGCTGCCAACTTATAGCTGGAATTAATTTTTTATTTATTGAATATATACTTGAATAGTAAGTGATTTTACCCGAAAAATTGTCGTGCTGTGATGTCAGGTTGTGGTAGGAATTATAAAGTGACTCACTATCTGAATCAGCCCTAGAGGCATCTACAATGAATGGCTTATCCCAATTATGTATAAACTCATCTAGTAAGTAGTCTTTTTTTAAATCTACACCATTCCCTCCATAAGGCGTTCCTGCTGTTAACACTAGAGGCATGACATAACCTGATGACTCTTCCTTTAAATTTAATAAAGCCTTTATATCATTCATCCCGTTTTTTATGCATGGCACATAAACTATACTCATTTTAATCTCCATTACTTGGTTACATAAAATATTCCCTAGTCTGTTTAATCTTTATCTATTGATTACAAAAACTATAAAATACAACTTTATTATTATGTATACTTAATATTCCATCATAACGATATAACTTAAGTATCGTTACATGGTTATTTAACCAGCTACCCGTGGAATTGATTTTTATTTAGTATCTTTAAATAACAGCCTATCTAATTCTTTTGCCACATCACTTTGCATCCTAATCTCATATTTATTCTTATAATCAGCCTTTTTTTGTCTTTTATGGGTTAAGACAGCTGGGTAATCGCGATTGTTATCAAATTGAGCTTGTTCAAATCGTTTCAAGCTTTCTTTACTGGCGCGCCATGACCTGCCAACACGGAACATATGATACTTAGCTGGGTTTCTATAAACAGTCGACTCAGAAGCTTAAGCAGTGCTGCATATTCCTTTACCATGAAAAGTGAATCATCTTCCATAACCATCCTCTTTGATTAGTGAGAACTACCTCGAATTTTTCAGGGTAGCTCAACTAAATTATAAATTCTGAGAGTATGATTCAATCTGTGTTCATTTTTTTCTATTCACCCCGCCATCATCAAGCCACTTTTGAATTAATGATTTACGATATTTTGCTGGTCGGTATAAAACAGGGAGAGGAAATTCATGCTTCTTTTTTAGTCGCCATAATGCCGTACGCTTCAGTCCTAACCATTTGTAAACATCAGTTTCTAGTATTAAATCTGTATCATTCATTTTAAGCTTTCTCTTAGGTTGTTATCCAAGCAAGTCTATCGACCCACATTGAATCTAACCTATAAGGCTAAAATGCCAGAAGCGAATAAATACAGAGAAAATATGCCATTAGACCAACAAAAACATCTTATATAGTTACCTATAGTTGCTGGATATTTTTATCTCATTCATCATGTAAGTTTTGATACAACTAACTTTAGCGTACATTTAACCATGCTCAATTCGGACTTATAGAAATTAATTTATATAACATTAACGTCAAGCGTATAAGTAGGCCAGTAGCCTAATGTAACTATTGATACTAAGTTTTACTAACCAGCAACTATCTGCGCCCCTGTTAGCTGATAACCATTAAACCATTCATAGCGACCTGTAGCAGTTACTTTGTTTCCTTTCTGGCAGGTCATTAGCTCCAGCGCGTTAATATCGAATGCCACTATCTTTAATGGGTACGGGCTACGCTTGTCACTCTCAGCCTGAATAGTCATTGTGGCCATAACTTTACCTGTGGCTGTTTTAACTCGCTCAGGGGCTTTGATTACCGTTCCTGATGTGGTGATCCTGATTGATTTTGCTTTTCTCATTTTTGGTTTATTCATCTTGATACCATCACAATATAAGCTATTGGTTAAAATAAAACACTGGTAGGATTCAGGTTGTATAGGTAATAATTCCAATTTCTAGGGGTGATCTAAACGTTAATTTATCCATGATGATACGGGATTATCCCGTATGTAGATATAACCTGTTGATTATACTTAATTCCGGTAAATCGACGGAATCAAAATACAACTGATTGATAATACTTAATTCTGTAACAAAACCAGATTAACGCTCATTGGTCATCGTTTCAGTGACCAATGGTAAGAGTTGGCAACACATTGTTTTTATTGCTAACGGTCAAATTGACCGACTGAAACCTGATTGTTAATACCTTGCCGTAATCTTGCCGTCGCTCTTTGTTGTAATCTTATCTCTCAGCATAGATAACTTATTGATATTTATCCAGAGTGCTTATTTGCATTGTGGTTACTTTTACCTCGTAGCCATTATTGGAATATTGCCAGCCAGTGACGAGCCTCCGATTTCAGAGCCTCACGTCCCCTTAATTTCAAGGCGACCTATTATCTTTTTGGTGCTGGCTTCGTCCATTGGTAGGTAGGTGCTGTCATTCTTCGTCTGTGACGTTCTTTAGCCTGCATTGTCTGTGCTACACCTGTTCTAATCGCTAATCGATCACGCCCATTGAGTGAATGCCCTTGCTGGTGGGCTAACTCCATCATAACGGCTTCTATTGTTTCTCGTTGTAACATGGCTATACCTCAAAGGAGTGGTTATTTCCGCCATACCTTGATTGTGCTGAATTGGAACAATCAAAGGTTATCAATCCACTAGCGTAAAATATGCCGTTTTGCTGGCAACCAAAGTGGCAACCATCAAAATGGCAACCACGTTAGCAGATTGAAATACGCTATTTCAGTACGCCCCAAAGTGACGGCCTCGGGATAATCAAATAGTTACCGATGCGAATAATATCATTTCAATGCGCACTATTCTGCATACCTTTATGTAATACCATGATTTTATTTAATTATAGTGAATTGCGAGAATTAAATACGTATTTATTGCGTACCTAAAATAAGTAAATGATGTCAGGTTTTGTCTGGTTCTGATGTTAACAATTGTCAACATTTAGTGGGTAAAGTATCCAGTAAAATATAGCCTTTTCGGTGGATACCTTAGTGGATACCTCACGTTTGAAAGTCAACGGATCATCATAGTACCACTATGTTTATGTGGTTAGCTGTATTGGCTAATATTTAGCTACTTTAGCTAAAATCACTAATTTGTGGTTTTGATACCAAGGGTAGCATTTCAACTGTTACCCTTTCCGACTATGGCGATAATCACCACAGTACAGCACTCATTTTTGAGCTTTGCTATGTATTCAATCCGTTACAAGGCGCAAGAATACGCTTTGCTTGTTTTACAGTAGGTTACTCTAACTTTAAGTTATGGACTTATTCATTAAATCCACTAGCAATGATATATTTTCTAATCTGTATAACAGTGTTATACGCTGATATAATAAGCGCTCACTGAGTTAATAACGGACTATTATCATAAGTAAATCTAATCTTATTGCCTTTCGTCTCCCTGCTGAACTACAAACCCTGTTTAATGATGCTGCATCGAACTCTGGTAGCGATAAAACAGCATGGATAGTCTCTGCTATCAAGGAGAAGCTAAACCGCCCAGACAGTAATCCTGACGCTCGCATACTGTCGCTGGTGGAACGCCTAGAATCGTCTTTCGCATCTTTAATTGCTGGCAAGGCAGATATCCCACCTTATACCTATAATGAGTCTGCTGTCATTTCTGTGGTTAATTCTGTACTGTCTGAGGGTGTAGCCAATGGGCGCATTATTGCTAAACGGATTAATGAGGCAGGCTATCAAACTAAGGCAGGTAAAGCGTGGGATAAAGATATCTATTCTGCATGGAGGCGTCACAAGAATATAGTAAATAAATTGAATTATTTGCAGGACTAAAGCAACTATTGATTTTAACGTATAAAATTTGTTATCACCGAATTTTGCTATCTATAATAACGGACAATTTAAACTATATTTTTGTCCGTTAAGAACTAAAAGAATTATATTATTATGATAAATTATTCATTAACCTTGAAAATTCACTCATGCATATATGTATATTTTTTACCCGTTCTTCGGCAGTGCTATTGTAATCATTCGGATGTACCTTGTCAGTGAGTATATATAACTCAACATGCTCCAAATTTTTTGTCACTTTATCTTTTATTTCAATAAAATTACTTCCATTATTTAATTTTGTCGAAACTACTACATGATATTTTAAATTATCAGAAAAAAAACCATTCTTTTTTTCTTTAGTTATCCCATCATTGAAAGTGAAACTCGTTCCTTTTAACTTATCTATTTTTTTATTCCACGTATCACAAAATGAAAAAACATCATTTCTAGACCATCCAAAATCAAGCTTTAAGTCTATGATATCGCGATTTATTTTATCATTCATAATTAATATATCTGGGAAAAATCGTATATTTGCTGCTGATGAAAACAACTGCTGGTCTACGAAATATTGATTACTATCAGGTAAATTTTTTGATAAATAATCAGCAAATAGATCTTCAAAAATACCCGAGACAGAATGACTACGCCCACGAAACACTCTCTTGTTTTCAACATATGTTTCTCTTGAGTTTTGATAGGCATATATCAAATTCTCTATAATGTCTTCTGGTGACTCATTTTTATTTTTTAATTTATTTATTAGCATTTCTATTCTCAAATTAGTTTTATCATTACAGCTACTCCCAACATATACTGAAGTTATCAGCTATCTAATCATAATACTAAGTGGATAGTAAAACCTTAGCAAATCTTAGCATTGAATGCGCAATTTACCTTAAGAAAACTTAGGATCTAGGTATTAGAAAAACGTTAGGATTTGTTAGGATTTAATGTCTATATTTGTCGCTATCAGCCTCTATTTACAACCTTTCTAACGTGTCCGAAAACTTATTGCTAGCGCGCCTGAAAATCATTAAAGTTTATTTGATTTGGGTTGGCTTATGATTGGGCTGATTGTTCTTTTTCCTTATCCAATAGATTTTTTAATCCTGAGATATTGTTATTATCGAATCCCATTGAATTAAACGGAATAACGCCCTGATGTTTTTCTAAATGATCATTTACTGAACTTAGCCATGTAGAATTACAACTTATTCTCTTGGTCAGACTCCATATTAAAAATATGATACCTGCCATTCTTGATAGTTCAGGGCTTTTTGGAGACAAGCGCGAGGCTGTTAAATCAATATTATCTAACACATCGATGCTAATTTTTGAGTCTGAAAAATCGGTATTCCATAAACGCGCATGGTGGGCACACCTGTTTCTAACTGTATTAAGGTGCTCTAATGCTGTTTTCAGTCCATCTCTTACATTTGCTGAGTTAGGCTTTAGAAAGCCAAGCGATTTACAAATTTGATGTTTGTATTTATCTTCAAGCATTCCGTAGAAGCGAGACATTGTACCGAAATCCCAAATATCAACGATAGCCCATATAGGAATATCCCCATACTTATCTAAATTCCATCGTATACAATCTTTATCACTATTTCGCTCTATTAAAGAATCTAACTTTTCTAGCCATGTATCATGTCGGTAGTGATGTCTGTATTGGATGATATTCTTATCTTTGTATGCCGTAGGGGATACTTTACCTAGTTCGTAAGCTATTTTTGCTTTAAGATAAGTTTCAATTCGTTCTATTCCATAAAAAATAGAACTTCTTAGTTTTACATCAAATAAATAGTGTGCGTATACCGTTGTAAAGGTTGTACCCTCAAGGAATGTTTCTTCACGTCTGGCTTCATCGGGTGCTACTGGTGGGATTAACTTTAACTTACGGAATGGATACCAATACCCAGATAGCCTGTAATATCCAATATTCATTATTTTCTTTACCGCCTGCTCAGGAGGTAGATCCTCAAAACTCATTCCTCGTTTTTCTAGCTTTTTTATTTGGTCAAAATACGTTAGATGAGGTTTTAGAGGGTGCATAGCAGCATGGAAAATTATCAGATAGTAGATAAAAGAAAGCCCCAAACGTATCGCAAACCAGATTTCTCCGTTCTACGTAGAGGTTATGAGGGGCACTGTTGGGATAAATAATACTGAATATATTTATCTTGTCTAGGGGCTAATCATTATGAGCTTGTAATTACCTGTCTATTTTTTTAACGTAAACACAATATATATAGCTATAACCAAGTTATTGACACATACATATAGCGATTTAGCTATTTGTGCTGTTGCTTTTTTTTAGCTTCTCAATGATTGCTTGCCTCACAAACTCCTCATGATTGCCCCTGTTACTCTATCGGCTCTTATGTGAATGTTGATGGATTGTTCACACGTCACAATTAGGCGCATTGTCGGTACATCATAAAAATAATGGTTGGTTTCTTTTTGGTTGTTTTTTGCATATTTCCTTCCACGCGCGTACTGTTCACGAAAGTATGAAGGCTAACTCTTCAATTCTTCATGAATATACTTAGTTAAATTAGGTAGCGTTTCCTCGACCGCTTTTTTCAAGAACTCTTTTTTAGCTGTTGGTCGTTTAAATTTCTGCTTAACTTTCGGATCATGCACATAAACGGCATAGCTGGCGGAGTAACCAATACGTCCCGTTATTTTTGTACCATTAACAGTAACATCCCTAAACTGACTATTAATCAATGTTGATGTATCGATAGGCGTATAAATTGCGGATTGTGCTCCAGCATCGAAAAGAAACCGTTGCATAGCCCGTGATACTCGTTGATCTACATGCTGGCAATATTGTAGAAATGATTGATTGCGACCTTTCCTTTTAGATACTTTTATCTTTATCATTATGTACCCTTCAATACTATAAAGGGCAGAAATCTGCCCTATTATGGTTTTTATCCACGCTTTTAATTACCAACTTCTTACTTTTTCCAAAGCACCACCGCTACGCATTTCGTTACCAAGTACGTCATAAACCGTACCTCTCACCATTTGCTGTATTTGTTGCGCCTCCTTTTGAGTAATGCCATTAGGTGCTTGAACTTGGAATGTAAAGTTCATATCACCCATGCTGACACCATTACCACCTTTACCCATTTGTCGATTGCTAATAACTCGACCATTATCACCCGGTATCATGTACTGACTACCGTTAGATGCTTTGAATATCTCAGGCTTACCACCTTCACCCACTCGATACATAGAGCCAGCATTTACGGGTCCACCATTTTTACGAGCACCAGCAACCAACCCCATCGTTTTACTAGCTGCCATAGCCGCCGTATATGATGATGTTCCCGTTGCTACTGCTGCGCCTAATGTGGCTATTGATGCGCTTAATGCCGCTGGTGCCCATGCCGCTTGTGCTGCCGCAGCCTGAGCCAATGCAGATGCTTGAGCGGCTGTCGCCATACTTTCACCCATAATCATATTCTTAACTTGTTGCATACCCATTTGGACCAGAGCGCCAACGGCTTGGTCTACGATGGTTAAGGCGACATTACGGAAAGCATCGTTAATGGATTGTGTTTGAGTTAATAGCCCTGTGAGTACGTTAGTAGAGCGCTGTCCTAATGCGTCCAACCCATCAGCTAAGAATTGATTGGCTTGGCTTTGATTGCGCCATATCTCCCATTGAGCATTTAACCGGTCTTGCTCATATTGAGTATTAGCGGCATTCATTAACTCTAAGCCACGCTGAGTAATAGCGCCTTTTTCTGTTTCGAATTGGCGGATCATCTCAAGTTTCTTAGCGTGTTCGTTAGCCAGTGCTTGTATCGGGTCGTATTGCCCTTTGGCTTCAGTTATTGGGTCAATAACCGCGTTTATTTTTATTTCAGCCATTCCAGCATCAAATGCCTTCATTGCTTTATTGCCTAACGCCTTAAACGTTTCTTCATCAATGAAATCATTATCAAACATGCGTTTAAGCTCTTCAGATTCTTGTCTAAATGCTCTTGCAAGTTTTAACTCTGGAGTAATTTCTTGCGACTTAATAAAGTCATCGACTTTTTGTTTGAGGTCAAAAACTTCGGCGACTTCTTTAGCAATAGCTTTCTTTTGCTTGTCTGTCGCATCAGCACCCAGACTTTGAACAGCGTTAAAAATAGCCATCTCTCTATTTACGTTAGCTGCGCCAGAACTCAATAATTCAAATTCTTTTCTTAACGTCTCAGTCTGTTGCTGTTGTTTTTTAATGGCATCATTTGCCTTATTAATCGCTTTCAACGACTTGTTAGCATTTGATTTGCTATTTAGTGCGGCTTCTTGAGCTTCACGTAAATTGCGTATTGCCTCTATCGCTTTCGGGAGTTCGGTATTGTAGGTAGCCGAACCTTTTTTTATCCCCATTTGCATAAGCAGTAACGAGGCATTGTATTCATCCAGTGCAGGCTTACCGTCTTTCATGCCAATAGTGAGGGCTTGTGTTCGTTGCTCTATCTCAGCAAGAGAGTTAGCAAGGTTTAAACTTGCCTTCTTATCAAGCTCATCCGTTAACTCTTGTATTTTTTGTTTAAATAACTCGGAGTCTTTAACAAAACCATCAGCAATTAAAGCCTTTTCTAACTCTTTGATGGCTTGTTCTTTCTTAACGGCTGCGTCACTGCCTAGCTCTAGTGATCTAGCTAATTGTTGGTTAGCATCAACTATCCCTTTAGCTTGGCGTTGATAAATTAATTCCGCTCTGCTGAGTTCGTCTGTTTGTTTTGCTCTCTCTTTTGCAATATTAGCGGCTTTACCTTGTGATACCGTCCAGCGACGAATATTCTGCTCACCTTCTGAAATAATCAGCTCATACTGCTGCTGTTTCTTGGTGAGTTTTTCGATTTCCTTTACTATATCATCCTGAACGTAAGACTTACCTACTTCAAAACCTTGTTCTTTTTGTCTTTGAATCTCTTTATTAATATCAGCAAGTCTATTTTCATATCTTTTTAGATCTGAATTAACACTGGAAAGACTTTTTTTCTGTCCCTCTAGTTGTGTGGTTGTTTCCGCTATCTTCTCGCCTAAGCGGTTAGCCACAGCGCGAGCCTGTTTGGCTGACAGTTCGTCAATTTTATCAATCCACTGATCTACTCTGTCATTAAACTCTTTCGTTGCGGTGTCATCATTCATCGCGTTATATAGCGCATACACGCCAGCAGTAGCCAACATAAAAACACCCGTTGGGCCACCTAATAACCCCACAACACCTCGCAATCCTTGCATAGCAATGGATTGACTTCTAGCCGCTTGGGCTGCGCGACCATTAGCTACGGTCACCGCGTCTGTTGTAGTGGCTAGTGTGGCTTTCGCTTTTTGCTCTAATGCTAATGCCGCATTTAATTTTTGAGTTGCTAGTGTTTCTGCTTCTTTTGCTTTAGCGACTCTAGCCTCAACAAGCGCAATTTCTTTTCCGGTTGTAGCTAAATGCGTTTTTATTTTAGTTTCCGTAGCATGTAGCGCATTACTGGCTTTAGTCACTCGCTGCAAATTTTCTTCACTCGCAGTCATTTGATAAGTTATTTCAGCATCCTTGAGCACTGCTGCCTGTCGTGCCCTAAGTGACTCTAAATTACGCTGCTTGATATCATTAGAGCCTTCTAATGAATAAACGTGTTCTAACGCTGCCTGAGCTGCTTTTAGCTCTGCTTGTGTTGATGCTTTAAGATTTTTGGCGTTAATCACTTCTTGGGAGGCAGCAGCTTGCAATGCCTGAGCCTTCATTTGAATAGCGCGAGTATGTAAAACCTCGGCTTGTGTGGCATTAATTGCCCCTTGAGTATGTTGCAAGAGCGAAACAGTAGCGCTACCAATATTAGAAACATATCCCGCCCCTAGTAGCCCAGACACATTGCTAATCACACCTGTAAAACGCGCGTTAACAGTCGTTGCCTTATCTGTTGCCATTGAAGCAGCGCCAATTTGCCCCGCCAATTCACTCATTTGACGTGATAAGCGGTTTATTTCAGGCATTTTTAACGCACTGGAAACCGCGATTGCTGATTTATTGAATTGAGTAAATGATTTGCTTGTGGTGTTTGCTTCGTTGCCTAAATCATTTATTTTTCTTCTTGCTTTTTCGATTTCACGGTTAGCCTCAAGAAGGCCGGCCGTATCGGCATCTACATATACTGTGTAACCTTCGCCATGATACATAATTTTCTCCCTGTGATTAATGTACAACTGATAAGGTTGATAAAGTGCTTCCTGCTTTTAGTGCCTGCACATTGAGAAAATTAATCAATTTATATGCCTGTCCCGTTAGGGAGTAAGGCTTTGTTGATAAGTTAATTAACGGGGATAGTAAATCATACGCCTTACCTTCAACGTCAATCTCTTCTCCATCCGCTTTAACCGCAAATACCGCATTATCAAACAATCCAGCGGCCAGTAATTCAGGGGTAACTTTACCTGTGATACCGTTATAAGTTACTAATGTTTCTCCTGTTTCAGCTTTTAAATTATCAACATAAATCTGGGCTATAGTGCTTGCTAACCGTTGTAATTTTTCCATTAGAATCCCTCGTTATGTAAGGCATTAATTAGTAACCCTTGAATTAATTGACTAATAGGTGCTCGTTGAATGAAAAAATCTTTTTCACCCTGTTTTTCTTTAAACTTTTTGACGCGTTCTATTATTTCACTATCAATTGACACTGGCTTGAAGGTTCTTTTTTGCTTACTCATGTTTATTTATCCAACCTGTAATTATATACAATACAATTATATAATGGATTAAAAAATAATCAATAATTGATTAATACAAACGACTATAAAACAGGGAGATTTCTATAAAAATTAATATGATAGGGGCTATAAGAACAAAAAACCGACTCAAGGTCGGCTTGTTTGTATAGCTTATTTTAGAGGTCTTTGGTGATCGGTGAAAATGAATAATCTCCCGTCTTTTTTTCTCGTTCCTATTGAGATAAATGCCCGATAACCATCTTTGTTATATTCTGCCTTGATATCTCTACAGCTAATTTGTTTTAAACAGTCAATAAAGTTATTCTCATCATCAATACGTATTATTTCACTGGTTGGATTACCATAAATTGATTTCAACTCATTACTAATATGATTAAACCTTGCCATTACATCATCTTTGTTGGTTTCGTTCAGTGGCCCTGAGTGTACCACTTGTGCCAATCCTGAATCTTTATAGAAAATTAATGTTGTTAATCCATGTGCTCCGCTAGGTGTTACCATAATAGAGCAAGCTGGGTCTTTGCACTCGCTAGCGCCAGCAATATTTAATTTTTGTATATCCGCCACAGTCTGCCCCCACTTAAACCCGTAGGGTGCTGGCGGGTTGTTATCACATCCCGATAAAAATAAAGCCAATAGAGCCGTTATCATGATTTTTTTCATTTAGTGATCCTTTTAGTTGATAAGGCAAATTATACATAATCACCTCAGTTTATGCTTTGGCGGTTGTTACATTGCTATTTTTTAGCCCATTCCACCAGCATTTGTTTTGCTAATGCTTGTTGTTGAGGTGTGATTTCTCCTTTAGGACGCCCGTTCATATCAAAACGATTACCGCCCAGAGTAAGAGCTTTTAGATAGGTTTTACGACTAATGTATGATCGTAATCCCTGTTTAATATGGCTCTCTGGAATATCCAACCCTTTATCTTTAACCTCAGCAATCATGACTTCCTTGATGCCTATCATCAGTGGTTTAGCCTCTGGTTCATTAAATATCGTCCAGTGCTTCGCTATACGGTCGATACGGTATTGTTTCTTTTTAGCGTGAGCATCTGCCTTATTTTTCTTCTTCGATTGCTTTGAGGCTTCCTGTGACCTTTTAGTCCGTGCGCTTTTTGGTGTGTTCGTTGCTGGTGGGGGGGGGTTACATTATTGTTATCTTTTCTTAATAAGAAAGTCACTCTGACCATTATTTCTTTTTCCTCAAAAAACTTTTTATTAGATACGCGATCAGGGGTTGTCTCAGTTGTCTCAGTTGTCTCAATACTTACAACCTATTGATTAAGCTATATTAAATATTTTTTTCTGAGACAACTTGATGATTTTGAGTTGTCTCAATCTCATGATTACCCACGCCTTATTTTTACAATAAATTGATTTTTAAGGGTTATTTTCTCATTACCGTGTTGTCTCAGCCTTTGATTCGGTTGTCTCACCCACTTTTTTAACCAACCAAGGGCTAACCTAAACTTTTCAGCGTTGTCTCAAAAACGCCTTAGGTTGTCTCAAAACGGGCTTATGTTGTCTCAGGGTTGTCTCAGAAAATAATCATAATAACTATAAATATTAATAAGTTATCTTTTCTATTCTCTTATTGAGACAACTGAGACAACCATAATTAGCGTTTTTTCCTGACGTGAAAGAAATCACTCCTCCTCTTCATCAGGAACAAGCATCAAAATATAGGCGCGTTGCTGAATGTTGCCTAAATGTTTCAAACGCGGTGTTCTGCCTTGATATCCTTTCCCATTGGAAGGCTTTTTTAAAATACCTAGTTTATGCAGGGCATCAGCGAAAGTGTCCGTATTGAACGTTTTGGCTATCTCGTTCTTAAATACTGTTGGCAATGTATAAAATAATATGGGCGCTTCATCCTGCGTGTTTGATTTAACTCTGTACCCTGCAAGTTCTCTGATAGGTAAAGATTGCTCATCATAAGGCAATGGAGCAAATCGACTCATTCCATACGTACTTAAAAAAGCGATCGTCTGATCTTTAATCTGTTCAATCTCTTTATTACCTGTGCCGAACTCAGCAATCCAAGCGTTAAACGCGGCTTGAACAGCATCCTTACAATCTTGTTCATTCCAGCCAGTAATCACACGGCCCATTATCAAAGCCGCTTCTATAGTAGCGAATCGATCACTGGCTCGATGAACTTGTTCTCCGTAACTGCTCGGAATTAATTTACTCCAGCGTTGTTGTGCAGTTCTATAGGCTTCTTTAGCTTCATCTTTATGATTTGATAGATATTCAATCCAATAACGTCCTGCGGCCCCATAGCTAGAACGGCAATTTATCTTAATTAAATCTGCGTGGGCTTTCCCTGTTTCACATTCATGTAGTTCAGTGGCGCGTTCAATAGGGATGTTGAGTAATCGTACTAGCTGCCCTGCATTGACTTTCACACCCGAACTTAATAAAAAGGTCTCAATATCCTTTTCTCCTGTACTAATGGCCACTGTCCGCCAGCTTTGAACTTGCCTATTGCCGCCCTCCTTCGCACCTTGGATCTTACCTTTACCATTAAACAGCGTGTAAGCCGATTTGTAGACGTGTTTAGGGTCTGCCCCTTGTCCGACTTCATCCAAATACAAAAGTCCGTCATTGTGCGCTACAGCTTCGTTAGTCATACCGTATTCAGTGCCATACCATGTTAAGCGCTGTAAATCAGGATCACCGTATAAACTCACGGCCATATCTGCCGTGGTACTTTTCCCTGCTGTCGATTGAGCGTAAATGTGAATACCAAAGCTGTCAGCCCCCGTAAGACTCGTCATCGGTGCAGATAATGCGGCGCCAATCGTAAACATCATAAAACTATTACCGTTAGCCAATCGCGCTACATCATTTCGCCAGCTTTCCACCGTTCCACTTGCTTTGTAGGCAGTTGCTGCTGCGCTTTGTCCGTTAAAAAATATCGGTTGTTCAGGTGTGCCGATAATTGAACCATCGGGCATGATATATGCGCCTTTGTGCCAACCTGATTTATTCGTAATACTCCAGTCCTCTTTGAATGGTTGACGTAACAGCCAATCAGAAAACGACTGTCTTAATCCTGATTTGGTAGTGACAAATAACCCCGCGTTTTTTAATGTGCGCCATCCTTCACGCTCTCCTATATCGCCTGTCGGTATTGCCTGAACATTGTTATTCCCCCACTCAATAATCAAATACTCTTGATTGAGGTCATTAACACCTTTAGTGATCCGCTTGATAGCATTTGATAACCACTGCTCATGATTGATGATTTCCCCTGTTTCCTTGTCGGCTTTCGGTGTAACAAGAAATACCCCCTCTTTACGTGATTCAATGCGTGGCTTCATTGGGTCAGGTTTAACGACTTCATTGCTTACCCTAGTTTCTATCATCACCTTGCCTCCTTGCTGCTCTAATATTTCATTAAATGCCTGTCTTGCCGCCTCAATACCGTGTGATAGGCGGTAGTCATCCCAATCGGCTTTATCATCAGTAGGGGGTAAAACAGCGACACCATTAACCACCTTAGCTGCCTTTTCTGCCGCTAATTTCCCTGTATTGTCTTGGCCTGGCTTAATATCGTTATCCCCAGCAATAATAATCTTGCTCTCTGGATACTTAACTCGCATTACCTTAGCTACATGAATGAGGTTTCCCGCATCAATTGCCGCAACTGTGTGCGCTTCTGGTTGGATTAAGTGACACGTTAGGGCGGTTGCTAATCCTTCAGCGATAATCACCGTAGAGACGTTTACAGGCTCATTGATGGGGTAATAACTGCCTGACTTTGCGCTATCTGACAGCAAACGCTTATCACCATTAGGCTTAATAGTTTGTGCGCCAGTAATAACGCCACCAGCGTCCAATAATGGAATGATAAGAGAACCGTCCTGTAATAAATCCATTTCAAAACCATGCAGCCCCTTAGCCTTGAGATAGTCAGATCTCCCACGTTGAACATTGGCAATAGTGCGGTTATACCGTTCAATAAAGCGTTTATGCTTCTCTCTCTTCTCGTTAGCTTGTTTTTCGGCTTGCTGCGCTTTCAGTTCGTCTTGTTGTGCTTTTATCTCAGAACGACGGTAGGCTGGTGGACACGCTGAACGGGTATCAATACCAATTATGTTAGCAACTTCTTTTGCAGCTTCGGTTACACTGACACCTAACACACGCTGAACGAGATCTAATCCATCACCAGAACCGCACTGATTACAAATAAACGTGCCATTACCGTCCTTGTTATCAAATCTAAACCGGTCTTTACCACCACAATGAGGGCAAGCCGTGTGCGTGTTTAGGGGCACTTCTGCCCCAAGGTGAGATAATATAGCTTGCCATTGTCCGTTAGCTTTCAGCTTCACCTCACGGATAACATCAATCGGCTTCATTGAAACGCCCCCTTATCAGCGAAAGAGTCGCCCATATCATTAATCATGCTTTGCCACACCTCTCGACCATAACCTGTGACATATCCATTAATGACACATTGCTCTATCAAGCCAATAGCAACTGCCTCCCATGTGGGATATTGCCCTTTTAAGGCTTTCAGCAAATAGCTATCAACGAGCATTCGAATACCTTTCACACCGTCAATAATGGCAACTTCAATCGTTTTGTTGCCTACCTTCATCGAAAACCAATCACCGCCATTACGTGTGGTAATATCGTGGTAAATAGCAGCTGCGTAGCTATTCGCTAGTGAATTAACTTTAAAATTCTTCGTTATCATGTCATTGCGTCCTTTTAATGAATGGTTACGGTGTCGCTAAATTCACCATCTTCTATCGCCCTAATTAGATCATCATGAAGAACAGATAACCCCTCACGCCCTCGTTCTGATAGTCGGCAACCGCGTTTAGGCTCAAGATTGATAAAATCCCTATATATCTTTACTGCCATAATTGCGCCATTCTCTGCCCCATAGTGCTCATAAGCAGCGCCCTCAATGTGATTAGCTAGTAACATACGTTCGCTTGCGGCATAGACGGTTAACGTTGCATGTTTGTTGCGATAAATAGCGGCGGTAATGGTTTTACCTCTGCCGTTGTCAACTTGATGCGTCCCGTTATTGTCTGCTTGCTCTGCGACAAACGAAGCGGCTACAATCCAACGCCACAAGATCACACGCTGCTGATTAGTTGGATTAAAAAAGCCGTCACACTCTCCCTTGCAGATAGCTAAAACCAATTCAAAGCCAAAAATCAGATCACCATCAAAGCTACCATCGTTTAATACCTCTAATGCTTCGGTATAGCTGATAGCCTCTTGGTTGGCTGCTTCAGTAATGAGGATCACACCCTGTTCACTGTGTTCGAATGCGTTAATATTAGAAATATTCATTACTTACCCTCTACTGCTTCGTTCATTTCATCCCTAATTGAATAAACAACAGTCAATACAGCCCAGATCATGTTTCTGGTTTCATCGCATTCCTCTGCTTCCAACCACGTAGAAAGTAAGGTGATTAGCATTAATACTTTTAACTGGTGCGGTTCTAGTAATTGCTCTATTTCACGTTTCTGTTCTTGCGTCATTACTTCACCTCACGCGCATAGTTGATTCGGATATCAATTAAACCGTCACGTTGCGCCTCTCGCACCACTTGTGACTGAGCATCTTTTAGGCTGGCAGATATCACTTGCTTGTTAATGCCTAGTGTTAGGCCTTTTAGTGTTGTGCCATAACCTGCAATTAGAAACGTTCTCATGAGCGATAATCTCCCATATCCTGAATGTGTAGCTGCGAGGCTTGCTCAATGGCGATTACCATTGGTTTAAGTGCTTTCTTCTCTTTGCGACGTAGGTTCATGGCATAGCTGCCACGCCTACCGTGCCCTTGATAAGAATCAGCCTCTAAGCGGCTAATCAAGTTCTGAGCCTCACCAATTGGCATGGCTTCAAGTTCTGCCAGTGTGGGTATGTTGATGTGCTGTAATTCAGGGAATTCAGACAGTCGAAAATATGCATCGATAAGCTGGTTTTGTACCTGCCAAGAAAGTGGATCATTAAATGGCTTCACGGTTAGCAAGTATCCCGATTCAGTAATCAGTGTTACTTCTCGGGCTTTATCACTAATGGGTGAATATTTGTGCGTCCGTTTTATGGACGCGCAAAGTTTAAACAGTTCTAAATCCTGTCCAGTTAGGCGGTAAAAATCCTTACCCTCAGTAAAATATTGACGGTGAGCATTGAATGATTTTCTAGCCGCACCTGTTGGGCGTTGGTGTACCTCGTCAATCATGGCAAAGGTGACAACTCGCTTACCTTGATACATGAATGGACTTAAGCTGGTGGCATTGATAGTGACTTGTCTCATTTCATCACCTCCACCAACTTTGTGATTTCTTTTCCTTGAGCACACACTAAGCGGTTGACTGCTCTCAGCATAAAATGCGTATCCGTCTCAGCTTCATTCTCTACAGCTGTTAACAGCGGGATTAACAACGCTTGAAGTTCTTCGTTGATGTGTTCGACTTCTTCCAAGGTAGATAAGTGACCAACATTTAATTTGATTGTTTTCATTTGGTCGCCTCCTCGAGGGATTCACATATTTCCGCATTAAAGTCATACGCAATAGAAACGAGGTCGATTAACTCCCGCGAACAATCTTTACTTGCTAACTCTAAGATAACGGCAAGTAATGAATTATTTTGCTGCGCCTTGTATGCAGCTATGTCCAATGGAATAGGTTTGCTCATGCTTCCCCCTTCGATTTAGCGTCTACGGCTTCTGCGCCACTGATACGGCTAATGGCTTCCAACCAGTAATAGAGTTCTTGTTTTTTGGGATCATCAATTAGAGGAAATACTTCACTAAGAATATGAGCCATACCTTTTCGAACCCTAAGTAATCGGTCACGGCTACGTTCTTCTGAAGATAAAAGGAGGTCATTGCCTAACATGTTCGAAATTTCGGCTTGAATACGCTTATAGTTTTCTGGATAACGCCCCATAATTAAGCCCTCCCTGCATAGGTGTATTCGTTGCTGAACTGGCTTAATGGAACAATGACAGGACTATCAAAGCCGTCTCGCTGAAAGGTCACACGGTTGAATTGAACCGATAGAACTTTGGCGGTTTCGCTATTATTTTTATGCGTGTAGAAATCGTTAGGTTGAGGATTACGCATGAGCCACCTCCTTAACAGGTAAGCGACCAGCGAATGACAGGATATAATCACGTACAAGCATCAGTCTTGCATCGTGTTCATTCGGTGCGGTAATAGTGATACGGCAAGGCTTAGCAGTTGTATCTGAACGTTTAATACTCAGAAACAAAAATTTGAATTGAGTTTGGGTAGGGGTTGCCATCATAACGATGATCTCCTTGTACAATACTAAGGAGTCACCACCAGAAACGCCAATTTCGGGGGTGGTGACGACAGTAGAGTTGGCGTTACTGGCGTACAAGGAAACCAGCCAACCTTTCGGTTGCTCTGCTGCCGCCACCATAGATTCGGTGCGATATAATACCGCATTTAATAGGTGTGCGTAGGCATTGACACAAAAAAAGACGCTAGGCGCGTCATGTGTCGCCTTGTACAAATTCAGAACGCCAATCCTGACACTAGATTTTGCTAGTGCCTGATCACTATAGCCAACAATTACCCATAAGTGCAAGTGATGTATTGCACATTTTTGTATTAACTCAAGGTTGTCATCTTTACCGATAACAAGATGAATACTATTCTTATAGTTCTCACTTGCTCGGTATTTAATATCGACGTTCCCAAGGGTAGCCGATTGGCCGCCCTTTTTTATGGACTGTAAAAACTCAATTTCACTCGATAAATAGCGAGATTTCCCGACTTTAGAAAGGTGAGAAAAATCACCTTTAATAAATGGTGTAAATTCTCCACGTTTTAGGTTATCGCTGTTATCCCATCCTCCAACGGTGGTTAGGATTGATTGATTGGCGTAAATTTTCGCTGATTGACTGCCCGTAATACCATAGTTTAAAGCTACCGTATTAGTCGTGGTGTAAGTTGAACTTACGTTATTACCTGCCAGTAGAGAATTATTCACTTGGTAGGCAATATCCTTTATTGAACATAGGGTAATCATTGCGCCACCTCTACACGTTGCGCTAACCACTTTTGAGATAGACTGATTAACTTGTCCTTGCGTGCGTGATAGTCCATGCCTAATTCAATTAGCGTTGTATTCGTCTGCTCAAGGTATGAAAGGTGCTCTAATTGGGTTTCGCTCATAGCATCACGGGGATTGCCAATAATGCCGTTCTGCTTCGCCCATGCTTTGGCAGTGAGTCCACCTAACACAATTCGGTTAAGCATGTTTGACTCAGTTGTGTAGTGGTGCGGTAGTGTGCTTTTGCCTTGCTCCATACGTGCTAGCTCTAACGCTGAACACATCGGCTTAAAGTAACTAGCCACTTTGAGGCGTGATTTAAGTTGATGCCGTAACTGCTTAGTGATTGTTGGCGCGACTTTGTGTAGAGCTTCCTCACACTTGATAAAGTATTGCCGGATTAAGCGCCCTTTTTCGGTACGTTCAACCATTGCCAATTCTTTAGCCATGCCTAGCGTTAATAAGTAATCCTTTTCAGGGCGACCACGTTTTGTATTATTCCCCAAAACGGGGGAATATTGTTCATTAAGTAAGCAGCGAATATTAAAGTCATCATCTGATTGATAATCCGTTCCTTCCACAAAAGCGTATTCATTAACACGGCCAATAATCCAAGTAGAAAAATCACGACCTACACTTAATGCTTCGTGTAATGCTTTGGCACTTACTGCATTAATAATCTGCCCGTTAATATTTCCCTGAATTACTGGCAGCATTTCAGCAAAAGATAATTCCTTAATATCGCTAGAGTGGTTTTCAGGGTGAGCGAATCCACCAGCATTTAAGCTGTTATTTTTTAGTTTCATTTTTTTATTCCGTTATTTTGTCGGGTACAGGCTTAAAATATTATTTATGAGTGCGTTATCTATGGGTTGGTAATTACCTTGTTCAGCACGTTTATTTATTAAGTTAATAACCTTCTGCACATCTTGAGCCGTTTTAAAGCGGTAACGATAATGTGATCCGATACCATCAGGATTAGGCTCATCAATGCGTTCTAGTTCGATATTCAATAAACGCTCTAATTCATTTGGGTAATTACGGCCTGACGATAAACGGCAATGAATTAATATTTCATTCTCGGTAAAGCCATTAATGCCAGTACCTAACATATATAAACGGGCACGGTGTTTTTTAGGTGGGTTCTTTGATAGAATAGACGACGCTACGTTATTCTGAGAAGCCACCTGTGATGGGTGGTTTTTCTTTTTCATTATGCCACCTCACCAGAACGTGATTCAGCAATCTTATTAGCAATCCATTCATCTACTTCTGATTCAACAAAAGCAATAGAACGAGCTCCTATTTTGACTTGTTTAGGAAAGTCATTTTCTTTAATTAGTCTATAAATCCAAGCTTTGCTGTAACCTGTGCGTCGCAAAACCTCTGAAAGCCTAATCAGATTATTCATAGTATTTTCCTTAATGTGATATGAAAAGACATGCGAAAAAACCCTATACATAAATGTATAAGGTTAATAACGCATATTATGGTTTATATTTTAAGGTGTTTTTTGAGTGGGGGCTTGTTGTTTAAAATAAAACAATCTCAATAATAAACTGATTTGTGCTCACTGCCTGTGCATAGAGCCTTGAAAAGAACATAACTATAATTAATGAATATTTGATAAGATAATATTTCCATTGATATAGATATGAGCTTTGCTCCTGATGCAGGAGCGAAATAAGTTTTAAAGAACAGAACTACACTCCACAAAGGCGGAGACTTAAATTTCAAAGAACAATTTACTAATTTGAATAGTTACAATTATATTATTCAATTTAGCTGATTGCCATTAACGACCTGAACTACATATATTTAGTAAACAGAACAAAATCATTAAGTTGTTTACTAAAAGCTCCCATTTGCAAGGAGCGCAGGTCAGTTTTTAAAGAACAAGTAGCTATCAGTACATATTTTGCTACAAATATTATTTATGTTGAGAAGTCATCAACATGCTAATGAGGTTATCATTAGCCCCCTCAAGACAACCCAAGGGGGAATCCATATTTTAAAGAGCTGATAATCTAATATAAAGATTATCAATAAAACTTATATGCTCGGAGAAATTGCTCTGAGCGTTCCTTATTTGTTACAAGCTGGTTCTGCTACTAATCAGATAAAAATTCATATATCAGCGCTTCAAGAGCGCCACCGTGACAGATTGTCCCTGAGAATTTACTCTGGGCATACCCGAATTTGTAAAAGAGCATTGGTCGCTTTATCAGCGCCACCGTTCTGATGACTAACACACAGCTCGCCATCATCGTTGTTAAAGAACATATCGCGTTTTTCAGCGCAGAGGTGTTAAAGAGCGAAGTCCACAATGATCTACTGCGGTACTACTAGGTATATTATACTGTAATAATGAACAGTCAAGCTTAAGAAACGAACAGTTTTATTTATCACATCTTCGCATAGTCTATTGTCGTCTACTAGGGTGTACTCTTAAGCGTATATTAAGATTTTTCTCATCTTAGTTAGAATTCAGCCACATCATACATTTAATGATTAAATATTATTAATGCCCTTTCTCGGTACAAAAAAACCAGACCTTTTATTGTCTGGTTCTGTATGTGTCTGCTGGTGGGTTAAGCACGTTTAAAGTTACCGTGGACAACATTATCCCCGCTCTCTAAAGTATCCATATAATCAGCGTACCATTGAAGCATTTCTCTACGGCCATCAATATACTGAGCATGGTTATACGTTCCACGAATAGAGTTTTTATCAACGTGTGCAAGTTGAGTCTCAATCCATGCAGTGTTATAGCCTTGTTCGTGCAGGATGGTGCTCATTGTATGTCTGAATCCGTGACCTGTGGCTCTACCATCATAACCAATACGCTTGATAACCTGATTTATGGCCGCTTCACTCATTGGTTTAGAAGCATCATTCCTACCATGAAAGATATACTTAAACTTTCCTGTTATGGTTTGTATTTCTTTGAATAATTCTAAGGCCTGTGTAGATAATGGCACCATGTGAGGGCGACGCATTTTCATACGTTCTTTTGGAATTTCCCAAATAGCTTTATCAAAATCAATTTCTGACCATTCAGCAGCTCTAAGCTCAATAGTACGAACGCCTGTTATCATTAATAGCTTTGTCGCAATCTGAGTGATCTTACTTCCACTACATACAGATAGTGCCTGTAAAAACTCAGGTAACTCATTCACATTTAAGTGAGGAAAATGCTTAGCTTTTGGAGTAGACAGTGCGCCGGCTAATTCTGATGCGGGATTATACTCAGCCCGTCCTGTCACAATTGCATAGCGGAATACTTGGTTACATGCCTGCCTTATCTTTTTAAGCTTATCCAACACACCGCGTTTTTCTAACTTCCGAAGCACTTCTAACATATCTAACGGTTTAATTTCTGTAATGCTAACTTTACCAATATAAGGAAAGATATCTTTCTGGAAGGCTTCTAGTAAATCATCCGCATAACCTTTTGACCAATTCGGCTTTTTATAGTCATGCCATTCAAGCGTAATTTTTTCAAAGCTATTATTTACTTGAGATTCTTTCTCTCTCTTTTCTGCTTTCTTCACTAAAGATGGATCATCACCTAACGCTAATATGCGCTTGGCTTCTTCTCTCTTCGCCCTAGCTTGTGCGAGTGATATTGATGGGTATACACCTAAAGCCAGCCTTTTCTCTTTACCAGCATATCTATATTTCATACGCCAATACTTAGAACCATTCGGAGCAACTTCTAAATACATGCCCCCTCCGTCAGAAAGTTTATAAGCTTTCTCTTTTGGCTTGGAAGTCTCTACTTGTCTGGCTGTTAGCTTCATCTGGGGGCACCAATTTTCATTGAACGGGATAATGCCCCCAATTATGCCCCCACATATATGTAGATTTCAATAGACGTAACTAGACCTTGAAATACTAGGAATTCTTGTAATAGCTGATTTTATAAGGATTTTATGGACTGTTGTAGACGTTAAAATACTTGAGAATGGTACGCCCTACAGGATTCGAACCTGTGACCTACGGCTTAGAAGAGCGTAGAATTATGCTTTAATATCAACTAAATACAGTCTCACCAAGCGTTCACACGTCCCACCTTACCTAAAGTTACTTGAAGTTGCCTTATGCTGCTTCATGTTGCTTGTCCCAAATTCGTCCCATCAATTCTCCCACCCTGCTATACTCTCCAAAAACTAACCGGATCTGTTATGAATCTCGCAAACTTAACTCAAGAAGAAAAAGACAAGATTAATGTCGATTTGGCCGCAAGTGGTGTCGCATATAAAGAACGCCTCAATATGCCAGTTGTCGCCTCAGAAGTTGAACGACAACAACCAGCATATTTGCGCGAGTATTTTAATGAACGACTAGCGTTTTATCGTGAGAGAAGTAAGAAGTTGCCAGATGGGAATTCGGTGCAGTATTTGAAGAGTGAGTGATTGGTGATCTCCACCTAATTGAGTGATATCATTCTGAAAGTTTATTAATAGATCACAAAGTAAATAAAACATGCAAAGTAAAAAGTTTAGAGCTGATATTAATGGATTAAGAGCTATTGCTGTCTTATCCGTTATGTTATTCCATTTTAATCAAGGGTTGGTACCTGGTGGTTTTGCTGGTGTTGATGTATTTTTTGTCATATCCGGTTTTCTAATGACATCAATTATATTTAGGGGATTAGAAAATAATAATTTCTCTCTCTGGAATTTCTTAAAAGCAAGAGCTAGGCGTATAGTTCCAGCATTAGTAACAGTCATATCAATTGTATTGGCGCTTGGTTATCTATTTTTTGAACCACTAACATACCAACTAGCCGGTAAACACGGATTTTCTAGTTTACTTTTCATATCTAATATTACTTATGCTAATGAAGCCGGGTATTTTGATGCTGATTCATTTAGTAAACTATTTTTACACACATGGTCATTATCGGTAGAGTGGCAATTCTATATAATATATCCAATAATATTGCTTATATTATCAAAGTTATTATCAATAAATACGCTGAAAAAAGTTGTTGTAATATCTGCTATCATAAGCCTTTCCTTTTGTATTTATTTCTCATCCATAAATAAAACTCTTTCTTACTTCATGATTTACACTAGAGGGTGGGAAATGCTTTTGGGTGGTATTGCATTCCTATTTCCATTATCAACAACAGAAAATAAAAAAAGAATAATTGAGTCTATAGGGTTAGTTTTAATTATTACATCATTTTTTATTTTTTCAGATACTGATAGCTGGCCTAGTTATAATGCTTTAATACCTGTTTTTGGTGCATATCTTTGTATCATTTCTAATAACAAGAAAACTCTTTTATCTAATTATGTATTCCAAAAGATAGGGCTTTGGTCTTATTCAATTTATCTTATTCATTGGCCTTTTATTGTTTTCTTTAAGAAAATAAATATAGATATTTCTATTTTTACTTACTTTATTTCCACTATATTACTTGCATTCATTATATATAATTTTATAGAGAAAAAGAGAAATTATAGCTATGGGATGTTTTTAATATGGTTGATATCACTTTGTGGGTCTTATTTCATTTCAATCAATGGAGTCGACTCAAGGGTAGAAGAAAAATATAAGATAACAAATAAAGAATTCCATGAAAATTACTTTGGTGGCTCTGGAATAGAATCAGATGGAAAGATAAGGTATGTTATTAAAAATAATAAAGATATTAAAATAATTTTAGTGGGAGATAGCTTCGCTAGGCAGTACGCTAACTTTTTCAAAAAAAACAATTATAATATGATATATACATTTGTTGATGGGTGTTTTTCTAGTGAAAAATATCAAAGTGTGAAAGGCAATGAGAGTCACCAAAAAGCGTGTAGAGATAGATATAATAATATGATAACTGCTATAAAAGATAACCCTGACGCTTTAGTTATTTATAGTCAGAATTGGGACTCATATACGCTAAAAAACTTAAATGACAATAGCGAATTACCATCAAGTAAAGTGATTAAAGATGAATTAAAAAAACTTACTTCAAGTTATAAAAATAAATTTATTATCATAGGTTCTAGTAATGGCTCTATGGGATATTCATTTTTTGAATGTAAAGCAAGAAATTCTATAAATATATTTACTTTTAATTGTTTAGATCATGTTGAGAAAAGAGACGTTCCATCCAGTGATATAATTAGATCATTGGATAATAACGACAATATTATTTTCGTAGATCCTAACGACTATTTGTGTAATGAGAATGAATGTAGAGTTTCTGATGACAAAGGGAATCCGTTATATTCTGATAATAATCATTTATCTATATATGGTGCTGATTTTGTAGGAAGTAATATATCTAAAATAATAAAATAACATATCGCAGCCTATATAAGTATAGGCTGCATTAATTATCTTATTTTCACCCACTCTGATTGTATCGTTGGTGAAATTATCTTTTTCCAACATTCAAAATTTTTTGTTAAGTTTTCTATAGTATATATTTTATGCGTGCTTGAAAAACTCTCTATTTTAAGAAAACAATCCCAATCAGACGGAAACCCATCTATTGTTACAGAAACATTTCTAGGAATATAATAGTTACCTGAGAAAATAAAATCATTAATAGATGATACATCACCAGCACCAACATATAACCGTCCTCTTTGATTTAATAAACCAAACCACCCAGTATCATTTTTTGATGTTCCGTATATATATCTATGAATTTCAAAATTTTCTGATTTTAGAATAGAAAATATTCTATTTTTAGTTTTTACTATTGTTAATACCGCTGGGACTATATTACTAAGATTCGCAAATATTTTCACACCTATTCCTATGTGTTTTCTTTCGACCTCCATTTGTAGATAACTATTTAAAGGAAGTCCATTCATTAAATCTTCTATTTTTACATCATCATCAACCCCTAGCTCAGCTAAAGATGTATAGCATGGAATCTTTAGCTTACTTCCATGTTTTAATGAAAGAAGAATCATATCCAATGTTAAAAATAGCGATTCACCTTCAGGTGTAGTCAAATCAATCCCTATTAAGTTATTCACACTAAACCTCCACGTCTACAAAATATAAATTATGGTCTGATAGGTGATTCCATGCGCTACTACCAATAATATCTACCATGCCAGTATTAACAATATTTAGATTCCTAATTAATATTTTATCTATATCTAACCATGTATCTTTATTAACTATCTCAAAACCTATGTTTTCTAGTGGCTTGAAATCATCAATATTTCTTGTATTAAAATCACCAACGATAACAACCTTATTTTTTGAAAGACTAGTGACCAGATCAGCAAGTTCAATAATCATCTGTTTACTACGAGATGGGTCTGTGCTTAAGTGAGTGTTTATAAATAAAATATCATTATCCAAAAAAAGCACATTAAACCCTCTAACCTCACTATCTAAATCAGATGGTGGAGATAAGTAAACACCACCTGAGTGAGTGCAGTTAAGACGCGTCATACAACCAACCCCATAACTAAACCCCAAGTTTTTTATGGGTGATATGGTCTCTGTGAAAAAAGCGTTGTTATAAGGAGGAATTAGAAACATTGAAATATCTTTGATTGGGCTTGTGAATACCTCTTGAAAACCCCATACATCAGCGCTGACCATTAACCATAACTTCTTTAATAACATGGTTTTTCTTGGAGAAGTTAAATCTCCATTAAACCATGTTTCTGTTGAATAATGCGTCCATAAGTTATTTGTAGCAAACCTTAATATCTTCTTAGATTTATTTCTTAATTCTATAGCGCTATCAAGTGGCGTTTTGTTTATATTCTCTATGGTTAGATCATATGGGTTTATCAAGTTGAATAAGCCACCAATTAATTTGTAACCTTCAGCCTGTGATAGAGCACCTCTTAGTGTCGCATCGCCAATACTCAACCATGAACCAACTCCAACGCCACCAGAACTGTCAGGAGTTGAATTAACAGGAACAGACTTTGGAAGTTCACCATCCCAACGGTAATACTCCCCCGTTACTTCATCACGCAAAACTTGATTAGGTAGTGTTATTTCTGCACCTTTTTGGAATGAGTCTAATGTGATATAGCCGAATTGAGATATTGCTTGTTGAGCAACCCATCGCAACCCTTCGATTGTAAAATGCTCTTGCCCAAATCTATCGATATATTTATTTTTCATTGACGTAACGAACTCGTCAATTTTACCTGAGTTAAATTTCAGGTCTTTCGCTGCTTCACTTGGAACTGGGTTTTGCGTTGGAATTGTAGACATAATATTTCCCAATAAAAAAGCCAGCACTTAGGCTGGCTATGGTTGAAATGAATTTAATTAAACGTTGTAATCTTTCTTTGCAGAAAAATACTCACTTGCTGTAATGCTATAAGTTCCGTCCGCATTAGGCTTTTTGTCGGTTACAATCCACCTCATCGAGTCCATTTCAACGATATTGGATATAACGTAACGTGACGGAGATTGAACATTCATACCGTCATAGATATTTAGTTGGATGTTAGGTATATCAGCGATAAATCCGTAAGCTGTATCGCTTCTCGGTATAGCTTTAAATCTTTCTGTTGTATTACCTAGGTGATCAGTGATACAAACAAACATCTCACCATCAAAGACAACTTTTTCATTTGTTGAAAACTGGTTGCCTATCCTCTCAACTATATAACCCGCCTGTTGATTCTTATCGTATGTGTCAGCAACAATAATTAAGTCACCTGGATAAACATAATCACCATCTGCGAGAGTTTGCACACTGATACTCATACGCTGATGTATTAACCTATCCATTTCTAATAGTGCCCTATCTGTCGCCTGATACTCATTACGACAACCGTGAATGGTTATTTTGTTAGGGTTCTTGGCTGGCTTGTTAACTATTTTGTTATTTTCAATACGATATTTAAGGTAGGTCTTTTTGTTGGTTTTAGGGTTTACGTATTCGATTTCAACACCATCATTACCACTCGGCATTGTCATATCATAAGACAGCGAGAATCCATTTCCTGTCGTGTTAGACTTGTTAAATGTACCAGATGGATATTTCTTTTCCTCCTCACGAGTAAATGTAAGCACGCCGTTATCCCAAAATGAAATAACACGAGCAACGTTGCATATTGTTTCTATACGCTGACCCAGCGATACATCTTCATCATCAAACGTGTAATCAAAATATCCTAAGCGCTTATCTGGAAGTGATTCATAGATTGAATACAAACCATATAAATCTATGGTGCTTTCTGGCTGTCCTGCGGTAACTAGCCAAGTGTGAGCGATCGCATCAGCAAATGATCGTGACGGTCTTAATGTATAATCAACGCTACGGCTATTCATGTCGTAACTAATAACATGACGTGTAGCCAGTGCGTTGTATTTACGCTCTCTTGTTCCCGTTGGTGCCTCAGTTGCCCTCACTGTTACCTTAACAAGTGTATCTTCTTCATGTACTTCGTTAATTCTCTCTCTAACAATAAAGACTTCCTCTAGCTTAAGAATGCTGTGATCATTACTGTTTTCTAATCGAGTTAATTGAAGCGCATATCTTCCATATCCAGCCAACGGCTTGAACTTTTCCGTTAGATAGTATGTTTTTGTCTTTGGTGCGGATGGAAATCCTCTATCAAACGCCTCCCTTGTTCCTGATATCTCATTGTTATTATCATCAATCTTCCAGAATTCAATTCTTGCGCTAGCCCAATCACCATCACCAAGCTGGGCGTTTAAATGCACCCATAACTCACCACCATCAAGTGGAGAGAAGAAAGGCCCTACTGTCAGGAATTGGTTGTCATAGAGAATAAACTTTGACGTGTTAACAATTGCATTAGGTGGAAGAGTTGCTAAGTCACCACCAGTTAAATTGGTGAAAAAGAATTCGTAGTAATATTTTGGTGAGATAATAGCTCCATCATCACTCTCTTTCGCATCGGATAAATAGGCATCAACCTTAATATCCTTTGTAACCGAACCCTGTGGAGTATCATAAGTCACATTAACAACAAGGCTTACTGATCTAGGTTTTACGATATCCATGAAGTATCGAAACTCATCTTGCTTCTCTATCTTTATGGCCGCCTCACCACCTTTAATTTCACCAGAAATAACATTATTAGCAGTAGCTTGATATTGTGGTATTTCGTCACTTTCATTCGGACCCGGTATTTCTTGCCCGTCAACATCAGGGAACTCAAAACCCTCGAATATCTGTGGAATCACTTCACCAGGTTGGAATATCTGATAACTGGCACCATCAAGGGCAATTAGTTCAGACTCTGAATATTTCACATTCTCAATCGTGTAGTAACCGATGCCGAAGTTCATCCACTCGGTAACCATCTTTTTATTGTCGATGTATTCAAACATTGATTGCTGAATGAGATCGGGAAAGGCTCTAACTTGTCCGTGAATTTCAGGTCTAGCCTGGTATGTTCTTGCTATATTAGTTTGGCCTGTTAATCGGTTGTTAGGACTTTCCTTTGCATTCACATCAGCGGCGCTAAATGATGGTGCTTTGGGCGCTAAGAATGAAAATATCTTAGAAACAAACTTAAATACTGGATTAAGAATGTCGCCAATAATCCCCTTCGGTTGGTCGAATATTTGAATGTGATGAAATTCACTAACAATAAAATCAAGGCGATCATCGTCGTTAAGCTTTACGCCGTTAACATAGATATCAACGTCATGATGAAAGTTTTGCTCTTTTAACCAATCAAAAAAAAGAGAGCCGGCTTTTATCTCGACTCTCTCTTTCGGCACTCCAGCGACACGCTGAATTTCAATTATTGGCATATTTCATAAACTCCAACTTAGTGAACTTTCTCTCAAGAACAATCAACCTATCCATTCTCACAGAGCCGTTTTCACCTCGACTATGTAATGCGTTACCATCGATAATCAAGCCAATGTGAGCGGGTTTTGAGCCTATATAGCCTATAAATATTCCGTTATTTTCTGGTTGATTTACTTTCTCCCAAAACTCAACTTCATTTTTATAGCAAGTCACAAAATTAGTTTCAGACTCATAGCCTGCGTCATGGTGGATCTCAATACCTAGAACGTGTCGATAATAGAGAACGACGAGTCCCCAACAGTCCATAGCATCAAATGTGCAAGACCTATTTTTCCATGGTTTACCGATTACCTTATTGATGAAATCTTGAGTTGTCATACAGCCTCCAAGCCCGGCCATTCTTGTGGCTCATAAATGCGTCCGATATTTTTATTTAATGGATTACTCATAGATAGCGTGACAGTGACACTTTCATGATCCATCGACACATCTTTCACAAATAATTTCCATCGAGTAATGGCCTTACCTTTGTCTTTCTCATCAAATAAGCGATAAGTAGCCTCTATGGGTGTCATTCTATTGAATGATTTCCATAGTTTAAGTTTCTGCTTAAAGTCTTGTGCGACACGGCTGAATTTAACACTAGCGTCAATGATGGGCGTTCTGCTTTGCTGACTGTCAGATAGTTCGAAATTACAAGGTTGATATTCAACACCACCTAGAACCTTTGGGAATACCTGATAAGACACGAGATAAATATCGCCAAATGACGGATGACTAAATTGCAGCGTCTCATAAAGTATTCTGTTTGGCCTTTGTGCCCGATACTCTCTTAGTGTAGGCATTACAACTCCTTATACTTTGGTAGAGTCTCAGTGACGATAATATCAAGCCAACTTCCAAATGATGGCGGAAACTCAACGATAATATCGTCGAATTCATCATCTGAATTATAAAGTTTCTTACTAATGACTTGACCAGTCCATGTTACAGAAGATCCATTAATACTGGTTTGCACTGGATAGGAAACAAAATGTAACTCCTGCTCCTGCAGTCCACTACCACCAAGATTAATTTTCATCCTGAACCAGCGATTGCAATTATCAAGATAGTTGGGACTTCGCAACCACTGCGCAAATGCACGCTCTTGTTGAAGTGTAAATATCCAATTCACACTCCATACAGTTTTTAAATCATCAGTTAACTTCTGAAATATAGGTGCGCCTACCTGTGGTTGATCTGTCAAGAAGCCAGTATCTAGCGTCATGCTTTTATCAGCCTTCTGCGCTAGAGGAAGCCAGTCAGGGTAATCAATAACCATATATCAACCTCTTGCTCTCGCTGTTGCCGATGTGTTTCTTGTGATGGATTGAAGCATAGGGCCTTTGTTATCCATATCCATAATGAATGCCTGAATGGTTAGTGTATTTCCATCTTGCGAGGTCTGAGCATCAAACTTGTGGCCACCAGATGAATAGTCATTAAATACAACATTCACATTCATACCGCCACCCTGCATATCTTTATTGGAGATAACCTTTCCATTGTCACCGGGGATCATGTATTGACGACCGTTGTTCGCCTTGAATATCTCAGGTTTACCACCCTCACCAACTCGATACATTGAACCAGCGTCAACAGGTCCACCATTTTTACGAGCGCCTGCGATTGCCAATGTTGAAGCAAGACCAGTAGTTCCTACTAAACTTGCATTAGCTGGCGCGGCATTAGCCCCCATCGTTGCTAGAGAAACAAAGGCAGCAGCAGGCGCCCAAGCAGAAGCAACAATTGCGGCTTCACCCATAGATGCGGCAGCGGCAGCAGCGCCCATTGTTTTACCAATGATGAAATTCTTCAACATTTCAACGCCAGTTTGAACAATGGAATTAACAACGCTGTTTAGTATTGTGTTACCTAGTGATCTCATTGCATCGGCGGCAGTCATGGTTCCAGTCAATAATCCAGTAATGGCATTCGATGCGCTTCCTGCCATTGCATCAACAGCAGATGTAAGCATGTCAAAACCTAAGCTCTGCTGGCTTAACATCTGCCACTGTGCGGCAGTTTGCTGTTCGTTGAATTGCCGTTCCTGCGCTGTTCTTATTTGAAGGTATTGTGCGTCAGTAATTTGCTTAGCTGTCGTAAATTGCTCGTGTGAGATCTGTTGATTTGCATACGCTTGATTAATGATTGCCATTTCATCAGCATAATACTTATCCATGAGCGCTAGTTTTTTAGCGTTCTCATTTTTCAACTGCTGAATTGGATCGAACTGCGCCCTATTATCTTCAATTGGAGAAACTGAAGCCTGAGCATTTGCCTCGGCTATTTTTTTAGAATACTCACTAGCTAGCTCAACTCTTCTTCTTTGGTAATTCTCCTCAGTAACCAAATTACCTTGAAGTTGCCTTTCGAGTTGCTCAAGAGATAACTTGTATTCTTGATTTGCCTTTGCTTCTGGGTTTTGAGAGAAAGCGTCCTTCCTATCTTGTATTTTCTGGTTTAAATCAAATTCCTTCCCAGCCAACTCTGTTATTTCTGTAATCTGCGCTTTCGTTGCTTTACTGCCAAGTTTTTGAACGGCTTCAAGAATAGCAGCCTCGCGAGCAAGTCCTTTTGTTTCTAATTCAGCAACTTTTGTCGCATTGGCTACATCGGTGATCTTCTGTTTCAGCTTTTCAGCTTCCGTGGCTTCTTTTTTGGCAGCACTAATTGATTCTTTTTTTGCCTGAGTGTTTTCGTACTCTTGAGCTGCTAAATCTTGTAAATGACGAATTGCATCAGGATCTGTTATCCCTGCATCTTTAGCGTCATACATGGCTTTTAGCTTAGCTCTTTCAGCTCCCTCTAATTTAGATAGAGCAAGCCTTTCTTCCATTTGTTTTTTTAGCTTTTCACCTTCCTCACCACCAAAATTAAGTTTTGGCCTTACAAGACTGAACTCTTCCTTTGCTCCAGTTGCTTCTCTTATCTGAGTTGTTAACCTTCCAAAAGCTGATTTCTCAATATCAAGAGTTGTTGCACTCTTAACACTTAAGTCAATAGCTTCCTTTGCTTTCCTGTTGTATTCATCTTGAGCATCTGTGAGGTATTTTGTGGTTAACTCAAGGCGTTTTCTATTTGTAGATAAATCACCTTCAAGCTTTGTAATTTCACGCAAGATCCTTGTGGTGTTTTTATCAATAAGTTCTGGCTGGTCTTTTAATGCAGTTTTTTGTAATTCAAGTTGAGCTCTTAATGCTGATAGCTGTTTTTCCTGCTCTTTCATCTCAAGACGTAGTAGCTCTTGTTTATCTCTAGCATCTTGAGCATCTCTAGCAATCTCTTGATATGAAAGCTCTTTTAATTTTACTGTTAACTGATCTATGCTATCAGCAAAATCTCTAGCCTCTTGTTTTGCTTGCTCTGATTTCTGATAGAAGTAATAGATTGCGGCACCAGCTAACATGGCCACACCAGCAGGGCCACCTAACATCCCCATGGCACCACGCAACAACCCCATAGATAATGATGCAGCTCTCGCTGCGGCTGCTGAGTTTGCCATTGCTGCTGTTTGCGCTTGTGTTGCTTGGGTTAATGTTATTGCAGCTTTTGAGGCTAATGATTTTTTAGCGATTAAGTTATCAAGAGCGGTTGCTTCCGCCAAGGTTCCTTTTGCAACGTTGTACTCTGCTTGAGCAAGAGCAACAGCAGATCTAGCGGAGGATAAATCAGCCTGAGCCTTTCTGACTGACATATTTGCAGCATACTCACTTGCTCTTGCTGATTGCAGTGTAGCGACTGACTCTTGACGAGAGGCGGCTGCCATCATCACTTTTGACTTGGTAGCCATAGCTAATGCGCCAACATATCTTGAACCAACCACTGTGGCAATTACCGTCAAGACAGAGCTAAGCTCATCTAAATTCTTACTAACCGTAATAACCGCATCACTAAACGCACTAATGGTTGATTTTATTGTTGTATTTTCACCGAGAAACTTGGTTAGGTTGTTCCCAGCCTCTTGGAAAGCCTGTGACATTGTTCGAGTGGTTTTGGCAAACTCTTTACCGATCGCATCACCTTGAGAGAGCAAACCTTTCACAACAACATCAGTAGTTAGCTTGCCTTCTGCTGCCATCTTACGGAGTTGACCAATACCAACACCCATCGAGTCAGCAAGTGCAACCATCAAACGGCTACCCTGTTCCGCCACTGAGTTAAATTCTTCACCACGGAGAACGCCAGACGCGATACCCTGCGATAGCTGAATAATGGCATTTTCTGCTTCCTGTGCAGTAGCACCAGAGACGATAAAGCCTTGGTTGATGATGGATGTTAATTTTGCCAAGTCCGCTGCTGATGTGTTGTATTCTCTCGTGCCTCGCTCTAATCGTGCATAGAGAGTTGCTGTGGCATCGAGGCTAGATCGCGTTGCTTGAGAGATATCAAATACTCGCTGAGTAACATCAACAAGTGACTCACTCGCACGAACTGAGTTAGATAGCTTGTTGTTTAATTCAGTCCATGCTTCGGAATAACTAGCAACCATTGAAGCAGATAAATAACCAGTCAGAGCCACCGCAACTTTAGATAGAGACTGCATTGAACGCTCTGTATTATTTACTGACTGAGACGTTCGGTTAAAGCTACTATCCATGCGATTAAGGCGTTGCTCTAACTGCTGTTGAGATGTAAGTAGTTGCTGAACATCCATCTGTACTTGATAAACAATTTCGCCTACTTGTGCCATTTATCGGCTCCTTAAAATGAAAAACCCCGCCAGTTGGCAGGGTTGTGTAATCTTTAAAGTATTTTACTGTGATGCTTTTATTGCGTTAGTAGTAGCTTCAATTGTTTTTTGTGACATCTCTAATGCATCATCAGAAAGCGTTTGCTGCCCCCACTTGGTCACTTTACCCTCTTGAAATGTCACAACTAACCTATCCTGAGATAACTGCTCGTTATCTACCGGAGTAAATCCATAATAAACTTTACCCCAATATACCCATCTTTCTCTTTCTGTATTGACTTCAGTTCTTCTAGGGTCACCAAGAACTGTTCTTACTTGATCTTTATCCATTCCTAATGAAAGCATGGATGATTTTTGGTTGTAGTTAATTTGCTTTTCTTGTGCGCAACCAGAAATAATTAGGGCAGATAAAACCAAAAAACAAGATAATAATAACCTTTTCACAACACCATCCTCGTTAGTTAATTTGTTGTTATGTTATATAGATGGTAATGCAAAAGAAAGCAAACTAACTCATTTACGTTTCCTGCTCACCAATCGACGCTTACCGCTAATCAGTTCATCATTGCGCTTATCATCTTGCTTCATGATGTTGTCATATTCTTCTTTTGTGAAGCCTTTCTCATCAGGGTATTTAGCTTTGAGCATCATCTGAAATTCAGTCATGGTTAGCTGCTCGGCTTCCTCTCGATTCATACCAAAGTGCGCACGAGCTGAACTGATATAATCAATTGCCATAAACTCATCTGAGAATTCGTTTTTACCTTCATTGCGTTGAAGTTTACGGATCTTCGCTTTACCGATAATTCCGTGAGTGAATAATTCTCGAGCAATGACGATAATGTCAGCGATTGGCATCTTGCCGTTTTTATAGACAATACCTCGCTTACCCGATCTCCATTCACCAATGAGCTCTGAACAATCATCATCACAGCACGCCTGCATAACCATCATTGCAGTTTGTAGGATATTACGCCCATATATTGGCTTGCTAATGGCTTTTATTAACCACTCAGGAATAATCCTGTAGCTCATTACGGCGCGTGCAATTAAATCCTGAACCTCTGTGCCATTTAATTGACCATATGCACTCACAATTTGTTTAGGCTCACCGATTCTTGTCATATTGATGAACGATGGTCTAAATAAGTAATCCTTTTTATCAGTAGAGATAACCATCTCCCCGATTTCTAAAATAGGTGTCATAATCCCTCCTGAATATTATCAAGGGTACTCGAAAGCACCCTTTGTAATATTAAGCAGCGGTAACAGTAACCACGCATTTTGCTGTTTTACTACCATCTTCAGATGTGACAGTGATATTTGCAGTACCTTCGGCAACACCACGCACAGTGACCACATTCACAAGCTGGGTAACTGTTGCAAAGTTCGGCTTATCGCTTACGGCAGTATAGTTTTTGTTCGTCGCATCGGTTGGGGTAAATTTGACAGTAAATGTCTTGGTTTCACCCACTTTTACAGACAGGGTGGATGGCTCAACGGCAACGCTTTCAACAACGATTTCTTCTTGTAGCCATTCAACGGTGTCTGAGTCATAGACTTTCAATTCACCTGAATAAGTGGAAATTTCTTTTGTTGGAAACTCCATTGACCAAGATGTGAACGCCATATAACCCTGAACAACATCAGAGCCATCGCCTTTCATATCAAGTTGAACCCAATATGACGGTTGGCGACTTGCTTTGATTTCATCAAGGATTTCTTTGGCAATATCAAACGCGGAAGTAGAACCGGTTACACCAGCTTTCTTTAATTCACCATCGAAACTAATGGTAAAGTCAGCGCCAGTAACAATTGACTCAGTTAAGCCTTTGGTGTCATCAGCATTAGATGTCACTGTCTCCATACCGAAATCGAATGACTTGCTTGTTAGTGCACCTAAGCGCAAGAATTGATCTTGTGCTGGTACTTGGTCAGGACAGCCTTTTGCAATGCGCAGAATACCTGCGTTGCCCATCACTAGGCCTTTATCATCAGGGCATTGTGCCATGTTATAACCTCTTTATTTGCAAATAAAAAAAAGGCCGCATACGCGACCTGTTGAGATGTATTTAATTTAAGATGTACAGCGAAAAGAAAGCTTGAGGATAAACCGACCTTCTTCTGTCGGTATGGGCCTTGGTAGACCGCCTAAGTTGTAGATTGAATTGAGTTCGCAATCATCAGGGAATTCAGCAATAAAGTTTAGAATTTCATTAGCTCTTATCAGTGCAGGTTCAGGATCATACTGCGCAGATACTAGAACAAGCGTCACGAAATCATCAGCACCCAAATCAGCAAATCGTCCGCTACCATCATCAGGCTGAATAACAGCATATTGCTGAGTCTTTTCGTCTGGTTGCTCATTCCACGTCAGATATTGAACGATGAAACCATCGAGCAGATTACCTCTGTTTAAGTAGCGCTCAAACTTCTCATGTATCATATTTGAAGCTCCCGTCTCACCGCGTCATCAATAGCCTTGCGTTCATCTTCAAAACCACGAGATAAGAACTCTTTACGAGCACTTGATCGCCTAAAGTTTTGCTTAATTCTTGGATCATGAACATAAACCGCGTAGTTTGCTGTATATCCGACACGACCAGTAACGCGAGTGCCATTAACAGTGACTTCCCTGAATTGGGAGTTGATAAGTGTTGATGTATCAATAGGTGTGTATATAGCCGCCTGAGCACTACCAATCAACAAAGCTGACTGAATAGCTCTCATCACTTTCTTACCTTGTATATCACCAACAAGTGCTCTAAGGTTTGCGTTAGCCTGAGAAATACCCCTTACTTTTGCGCCCATATCACACCGCCGTTATCAGAGTGTAGTCATCTGCAATATGCTCAAATAGGTCTTCATCGCGTTTGATGAATTTTATTTCATCAGCACCGACAGATAACGGATCGCCTGAGTGCTTGCCGATAGCGATAAAGTCACCTTTTTTAGCATCTGCATATTCAGTCCAAAAAACTAGCTTAATGGTTATTTCAGAGCCAATATCTAACTTTCCAGACTTAAGCTCACTACCATAGCCACAAAGAAAATGAACCGGCTCTGAGAATGTAACTTTGCCGTATTTATCTTTTCCGTTTGGTCGCCATAAAGTAGCCCACGAGGTGTAAGCCCAATTCGCAACTGAACTCATTACGCCCCCCTACACATACAGCCACCTTTCGCTATCCACAAACCAGCATGAGCAGTTTGAGTAGGATCGGTTGGTATTAAATCATTAGCACAACCGTACTTATCCAAACCACGCAAGAGTGATGCAGCCGATTTCCATCTATCACCAAACGATTGATATCTAAATGAGCGTGATGCGCCGTTAGGTGCTGTTTGTGAGCTGATATATTTATCACCTTGACCAAGTGCCATGAGTGACAGTAGATACATCTGGATTAATAGTGCTGTTGCTGATGGATAGTGTTTATCAAGACATTCCTGAATACTGCCTACCTGCTCAATAAGTGCGTCGAGAATAAAATCAGGTAATTCTATTCCCTGCCCTGTCAGGTACTCTTTGGCTTGCTCTTTTGTGATCATGATTACCTCACAAAGCAAAGCCCCCTTTCGAGGGCATAAAAAAAACCGCTTTCGCGGCTATTCATCTTTGTCTTTTTTAGACTTGGCTTTTGGTGTGGCTGGGACCAACTCAGCGGCATCATTAGATAATGCTCTAACATTAGCCTTAAAGGCTGGATGAAGATTTTCTAACTCAACCACCTGACCCTTTTCGACACCATGCCAAGGGATAATAACCTCGTACTTTGTCATTGCAGATCCTTAGCTCAGTTTGGCACCGTAAACCACACCAGACTTACCGTCACCGTCACGAGTAATTTGCAGACCTGCTGCGCTCATGATTTGAAAGTTGTAGTTTTCCTGTGGCATAAAGCGAGGTTTAGGAACAACACCTGTTGCCATACCAACTAACGGTGTCACTACATCTTTACGGCGTTGATAAGCGATAAACTCAGAGCCTTTAAGCGCATAAGTAGGTCGAATTTCTTTCACGCCAGCATACGGTAGTAATGTATCGATAATGCGACCATTTACCACGCTATTACCAGCACCAGCACCGACAGAAACAACCACAGGCTTAATTAAGTTACCCCATGCTTCGTAACTCACCCACATAACATCGTAGGCGTCTACTTTGTTGTTGAATGCAGTCTGACCGAACGCGCCACCAAAACCAAAGAACGCTAACAATGCAGGCAAGTCAGCTGTGGTTAAATCGATATTAGCACCAGAAGTACCTAGATCGATTTTCGCTGTGTTGCGGTGATTTTTCAGTCCTTGGCCTTTGTATCCCTCAACACTAATAGATGCATCGCCATTTAAGAAGTAGTTAACTACTTTCTTATTGAATTGACGCATTTTTGCAGTTTGAGAATCAAGAACAAGGTCAATACCAACTGTGCTTAAACCCGCCGCATGACGCCAGTTAACACCAAAGCCAGCGGTAAATACTGGGATTGGGTCACCATCAGAACCATAATCGGTGTGATCATGAGAGTATGGTGCTTGACCATCGATGCTGATTGATACGTCATCAGCAATATCACCAACCACGTTATACAGTTTCGCTGTTTTGCCAATTGGTAACACTGTTTGCAGGCCCATTAAATCATTGACGATTTCCATGCCTGTTTCTTGGTCGCGCAACTGAATAATATTGTTATCTACTTCTTTCCAAAAGTCCTTAGAGAAACCGCCTGACTGGTTTGCCGCTAAAGTCTCACCATCCATAACATTCCGATACTGGTTTATCATCAGGTTATGTTGCGTGTTATAGATATTACGTGTAGCCCATAGGCTATCCCACTGACGTTGCAGTCGGCTATTTGTTGCTAAAGTTTCAGCAGTATAAAACATGTTTTTTCCTTTTTATTGATCAGTAGTTGCAGTAGCCACAGTGCCAATACGAAAGCGAACACGAATGAAATCATCAGCTTTTAGCGTCACTTCATCTTGAGAGTAGCCAATTACTGATTCTGTATCAGCAGATGCAAGAGCGCCTTTACCATCAGCACCAAGCTTGATCGGTGAGTCTTTTTTATAAGTTCCAGCAGGAACCAACACAGCCAGCTCTCGACCTTCTTCTACATACTCACCAACTAGAGAATCACCAACCGGAACGCCATCACGAATAGATAGCCCTTGGTGATATGCTGGATTAGCTACATAAATGCGTCCGGATAATGCAGTAGCTTGAGAAAACTCATTGTCTGCGTTAATAACAACAAAAGTGCCCGGCAACGTAACCGCTTTTGCTGCGCGAGTTTCTGTGATTGATTTACCGTCAAGGTTTACACGGCGATAGCGACTAATAGCCATTATTTAGCACCTCCAAAGTATTCCGCATAGTCTGGTGCGCCAGTTTGCTCTTGCTGTGCGCCTGAGTTGCCGGCCAAACTTGCTGCGTCACCAATTTGTTTATGCATGTCGATCAGTGCTTGACCTTGCAGTGAGTTAGCCACCACTTCACCGTATTTTTCGGCAATTACTTTGCGCATTTCGGTTTCTTCTGCGCGTTGATTTGCGGTTAAAGTTTCTTTTAACTGATCTTGATTGGCTTGTAACGTATCAATTTTTGACGTGATACCTTCCAATGCTTTTGTTACATTCGCAGCAATTTGATTGCCGATTTCTGAATAAAGCTCTGTTTTTTCTTCTTGAGTTAAAGGCATGTCGCCCTCCGTGCTGTTATTGATTGCAGGGCTTGCCTGCGGTTTACTGAAAGCTGATTTAAGTTTGTTTGTTATAACCTTCACCCATGACTCTTGACGCTCAACTTCTTCGCCTTGCGCATCAAAGGTGATGTTGCCATTTTCATTTGTGTAGGAATGTAGTTTTGCATTACCTCCATCGATAACGATTACTGCATGAGTGTCTGTGAAGTCCGATACCCACACGTAACCATCACCAGCAACGAACTGTTTCTTTGCGGCCATTTCAAGGCGATGTGATTTTTCACGATAAGTTTCACCAACTAGAGCGCCACTGTTGGTTTTAACCTCTGTGGCTTGGTCAGCATTAACCATCATTCCAACACCTTGATCTGGTGTTGCTGCTCCTGATTCATAGAGCAGAATTGCGTCATGATCCATGCTGTGTATCTTTGCAATCCAGTTATAACCCTGCGCTTTCTGCTCTTCGCTTGCTTCAATCTGCTCAAGAAAGACTGCGACGCTCGTATGAATTGGCTCTGAGCTTTCACCGTTTTCAATCGCTTCTACGCGCTGAAGAACTTCTTTGCCGCCTTCTGACTCTTTAGCCTTATCTACATCTATCCACTTTTCTAAATAGATGCGATTACCAACCTTGGAAACATTTCTGTTTGCTGCGCCGATATACCCAACATTAAGACCTTCGAAAGAAAGCGCTGATACAAACTGACCATCAAGCGTAGGGTGGCCTAATGGCGCAGGAGTGCCTTCTAACTCTCGGTAATGGGCGTCAATCTCACTTGCTGGATATAATCCACCATTCATAATGACGTTTGCTGGAAGCGTATAACTTGGGATAATAATGTGTTCACGACCGTTGTATGTTTCACGCCGAATAGAGGCGCTATTAACTTTTGTCGTGACATTTACTTGAATTGGCATCAGTTATTCCTCCGCCCATTGATAACCACGTTCTTTCATGGCTTCTTTTTCCTCTAATAGTTTATTGATGAGAGTCTTGTTGTAAGGCTTGCCGTCTTTATCAACAAGAACGGTTACAGTTGAGCATTTACAGTTAATTGAATTAGCGTCACGAGCCCACCAATCACGTTGTTCATCAGACGTAAACATCTTCCCGTGTCTAGCTGCATGATTAGCTCTTGTTGTTGGGCTTAGTGCTGAAACATGAATCTCACGAGTTTCAAGGTTAAGCATTTCCTTGGCTTCGTCAGCTTCATCTAATCGTGCCCTACGCAATGCGCTTGGTATCTCTGTCCTTGCTATCCGCTTAGCTCGGCGAGTTTCAATGCCAGCTTGATTGGTTAGGTTTCTCGCTACTTCACGAGGGTTTAAACCTCTCGCGATACCATCCGTAAGAATGCGAGCCATGTCAGCTTTAACCTGACCAGACAACCCTTTCATTTCCTCGAACACACGAGAGCGAACTAGAGCCATTCTTAGTTGATATGGCTCACTCATCAGTATCGTTGCAACACTTTGTTGAGTTGCTGCGTAGACAGTTGATTGCTGTGCTAAGTTTGCATACTGCTGTGCTGTTCCTCTTTCGTATGCTGTGCTCACATACTCAAGGAAAAGAAAGTTACCAAACTCGCCACCATTCAAAAGCACCTCATCAACCATTAGTTCACCATCTCTCAACAGTATTGATAGATAGTTAGGATCTAAATCGAATTGGTATTTTCTATTGACGACTGGCTCAGAGGGGATTCTATTAAGAAGTTGAATATAGCCTTTTGATATTCTTCTAATGCGTTTCGCAAACTCTCTCATTGCGCCACGTTCTAGTTTATCGACTGATGTTGGATCAGCTTTCGTTCCGGGTCTTATCGCCGTCCTTATCTTCTGTATCTTCATCAGTTTCACCTAATGGCTCTTCACTATCATTTTCATAGCCAGCTGCCGTCCTAATTTCTTCGACGCTAAACACTGGCTCACCAGTAGAGAGAGCTGCTTGATTAATTCTGCTCATCTTCTCAGCGCTGTCGAGCTTCTCAATAGCTGATTGCTCGTTTAAATCATCCCAAATAACTGTTTTCTCACCGATAGGATCTAGTACCTTGATGTTAATTAGATGATCGATGAAGTCCTCTATCTCAAATGAGAGCTCGCTTTCTCTGCGTGACTGACATCGAGCGTTGAAATACTTCTGATCTTCGGTGCTGGCTCTTTCGCCCGTTTGCATACCAACAAGTATTTTGGATGGAATATCCATTGCGGCTGATGCGGTTTGTAGGTTAACCATATAGGTTGGTGTCGGATCAGATACGGCAGTGACCATAGGGCTGACATTTGCGCCCTTCGTAACAAGAACCGAATCATTACCTGCGTTGATTTCTCTTGCTACTTCATTATAAATTTCCTGCAACCCAGCAATGTCAACACCATACATTCTTGCCATTTCATCAAGACTAGCTTCCTTTTCGTAGTTAATATTTAGCTGTCTTGCTGCGTTTTTAAGAAATGATTCACCAGATCCGCCTTCAACCTTTTCAAGGCTTACAAAGGCGTTATAGGCAGGCTCAAGAAAACCGATAGCGTCAACTGAATAATCACCGAGAATAAAAACCCGATCCGGATGGATATTGATATTTCTAGTCCCACCATTCGGTAGCGTCTCCGTGTACTGCCACATGCTAGGTTGACCGTAATTAGGAGAGTTAATATCCGTCACCCAATCAGTAGGCTTAATTGCATTCGCCCATGCTGGCGTTGCTTTTTTAAGTAGCTTTGATTTCGTGACGGGCTCATGCCACTTCCCACTATCATTGATATGAAGAATTAAACCTGCATAACGACCGACAAGTCGCTTCTGGTCTGCTTCTTTGAATGCTTTCCAGATACGTTTATTCACGTACTTTTTAAATGAAGCTTCCCAAGTTGTTTCTTTCTTGTATTTATCTGCTTTGTCACCCTCAATCACTTGAGGTGATGTTTTCCAGCAATTACCTACGAGTTTTGTTACCCCACCAAAGGCAATCCCACCACGGCGAAATAGTTTATATAAATCCTCAAAGGTTAAATCTTGTTTGAATCCGTATTCACACCAAGCAGATGATCGCTTCGCATCAAGCCCCATGGTTGGATTAACCAAAGCCATACGGGCACGAGCTATCGCGTCACTCACCATGTGATTGACGGCTAGTTTCATGTTTTCTTGCATTATCGCCTCAGTAATCGTTTTGGAACCAATAGGCCTGCATTTGATTTTTGTGTGATATACCCATCAAGCCCATATCTAACCGCATCCCAGCAATGGTTATTCTTATCCTCAATAACGGGAAGAACCTCACCAGTGATCCGGTCTGTTTTGTATGAGTAAAGACGAGCTTCTTTTGCTGTTTCTTTACAGCGAGGATGGATGATTATTTGCTTGAATCCGCGCAGATGTGTAATGCCATCTTCTACGCTACCTTGCCATTTTTTAGCGGCAGAGATATTGAAGCCTTGGCGTTTTAAATAGCTGATTGTTTCGGGTCGTGCGGAGTCTGCTTTAATTGGCCACTTGCGAGATTCAGGTATCTTGTCGTAAAACGCTGGCATATGGTCAAGCTCAACACCTATTCCGTATGCCTCGTACTCGATGTACAGGCAGTCGTTTAGAATGAATTGGCGCAATAGCGTGTTAGGGTCTTTCGCAAAGCCGAAGTCAGCACCGAATAGTAATCTGTCTGCTTTCTGCCATAAGTCATCAGGGAATGATTTAACAACGTATTTATTTGCTAATACCTGCTTATCGGAGTTTTCAAGATAAGCCCCTTCCCAAATCCATGCGTAAGTAGCAGAGTCCAATCTTTCCTGATCGCTTAATCGTTCTTCTTCAAGCACTGATGGAAACCACGGGTTATCTCCGTAGTTCATCTCAACAACAACAGAATTATCAGGGGGATTCTTTCTAAAACGTTTATCCGTAGCACTTCCGTCTCTTTCTGGGTTCCATGTCACCCATATTTCAGAACCAGCTTCACGAACAGTGGGCGTTAATTTAGTCCATGCTATTTCTGATACTGATTCAGCCTCGTCAACCCAGGCGATTAATATTCTCGCCTTAGATTTAATGCTATCTAAGTTATGTCGCAACCCTGCAAACACATAACTAACAGAGCGACATTTTGTGCGGATATACTTCTCACCAAGTTCATAGAAATCATTTAACCAAGGCACAGAGCGTATTGCCTGCTTTACCTCTTCCATTGATGATTCTTCTAACGAGTTCATGTACTCACGAGCACAAAGTATTACACCTGATTGACCATTCATTGCGGCCATGTAGCCACGAATCGCTGTCATTAATGCAAATGTTCTTGTCTTTGCAGATCCTCGCCCGCCGTGTGAACATCGATAGCGATAGTTACCTTCAAAAACCGGAATTAATTTAGGTGGTATTTCAATCCTCGCTACCGTCATTGCTACCTCCGGCAACAAGAACTATTTTTGTCGGTGACATTGATCCGTCAGATGATTTCAAATCAATATCCTGAGTTACCTTGTCCCCATACTTTTTAGGGCTCATTCTTGCTAAAGCCCACTTTCTGGTATCTATCCTTAACCTTGCCTTAGCAACTGCCGATGGTTCTTCTGTTACATCATCAGCAATATCAAACAACTCTTCAAACACGGCATCAGCTCTTGATTCCATCGCTTTCGCGTACTGTTCACGAAAGTCAGGGTATTCTCGCAACCAACGCATGACTTTAGTTGTGTTTGGCATTCCTGGTCGCTTGCATACAGAACGCAAACTTTCACCATCGGCAATTAGAGCGCATACATCGTCCGCCACCTCTGGTAAGTAATCAGAAGGGCGACCCATTTTCTTTTCAGTCGCCATTAATCAGCCTCTTTTAGAATAATTAACTGGTTTCGTTTATATATCTCCGGCAATCAATGACACCGTTAAGGATATAAACCTATATAAAACTCTATCAATGCCACTCAAAGAATGACATTTGTAGAATTTTCTAAAATGAATAATCATTTACTGTTCAACTACTGGCACATATTTAATATCACTAATCTCATCAGGTGATATGTATACCCATGAGCCATCGAGTGATGCGATACCGATTAACCCGTTAGTCACGCGAGGTTCTTTAGTGGTCATCATGCCTTCGTAGGTTGTGCCATCTTTCTTAGTTGCTATTACGTGATATTTTTCTGACATGAATTCGAGCCTTCTTTCAATACATCATGAAATGCCTTAGCAATAGTTTTGATTTGACGAACATTTCCACGACCAGTAACGATGATTTTTCTAACATTTCCAGCCTGACACAAACAAGCCTTCAAGTTACCATGAGTTATATCCACCTTCGTTACAGCCCCTGTGGTCTTGGCGTCTATGTTGTAATTTTTCATATTCCACCCAATAAAAAAGGCCACTAGGGCCTATTCTTTCTTGCCAAATATCGACTTAAGAACCCATAGAATTACCGACAATCCAACTACAGTTCCCCAGTTGATGTTTATTGCCAAGTCGAATCCTGCTGAATCAGCAAACCAGTTCCAAATATGTAGCAAGCACCATGACAAGAAGAAACTTATTGATAGAGCTACAACCATAAATATGGCTAATATTGCAAAAGATTGACCTGTTGTTAGTCCAGTTTTTTTATTTTCATAGTGATATCCTCATGCCGCTAATCTATGCATCTCATCGAGCAATGGTTGCTTATGGTTTTTATTAAACAACTTAGTTAATTCATCCTTTCGTTGTTCAAAGCTCCATCCCATTGAGATAAACACTGTGTTGGCTCTTTGCAATTCAGTTACGCAATGTATTTGCTCTGGAGTTAGGTAATCACGAATAGGTTCTTTCTTTCCTATTTCGTTATGAACACGAAACTTAGCAGATGTCATACCAAGCACAATACGATTAATTAAGTCTGCCTCGTTACTGAAGTGATGAGGTGAAATAGTTTTACCTTGCTCTTCTCTCGACTTTTTAACTGCATCAGTCATTGGCTTATATTCCAATCTTGATGTGTTTCTATCTAATTTCTTAGCAGCCAAAGCCGATCGCATTTTAAAGAATTCAGAAACAAGCTTTTTCTTGAATGCCCTAACAACATCATTATTACGCATATATGTAATTAACAACGTTGCCTGCTGCTCATTAAGTAACGCCACCTGTTGTTTCTGTCGTCCACCATCGGTATCAAAGGATCGCATTTCAAATGCTACCCTTCCAAATTCATTAAGGTCATCGACATAGTGACGAACAAGCTGAATGACTGTTTTGTGTTTCTTTTTAACTCCATCAGCAATTGCAGAAGAGCTAGTTAACAAATCAAACTTTTTAATTTCCACTAAAGACATGGTGTATTTCCTTATAGAAAAGCGAACCTGTTCACCAGAAATAACCGCCCCACAGAAAACACCATTAACGGTTTTTCTCAGGTTCGACTTTCTGTAAGGTTCTGTGAGTGTTTTAATTGCGCGGTGAATGCGCCGGTGAAATGCGTAGAGTTCGCAGCTTAGCGATACACTGCTAAGCCACTTCTAGTCTGTTCCTAGCAGTCAAGATATGATCACTCTCCTTAATGGATAAACGACTTATCTAATTGCTGATATATATATTTACTTAAGCTATACTAAGTAGCTATCGCTACACTTTGATTGATATCTTGTTAGTTTGCCCAGCCCCCATGCTGGGCTTTTTTTATTCTTTTGGAATGCTTTTATCCAGCTCTTCACGGAATTGAGTTGGGTTATCGAAACCTTGTGCTGCCATGATATTTCTCCATTAAAAAGCCCCGCTATTGAGCGAGGCATTCAGTGTTAATGTAATTCTGCAAATACAAAGTTTGCTGTTCGTTCTCGACTATCATTTCTCTGAGACGTAGATAATCTTGTTCAACTGCTTTGTTAAGTCGTGCGGTGGCTTCATTGCTTCCGCTTTCGGTGGGATTCTTGGTGACTGCTGGACACTCGGCTTTGACATACACCCGCTTAGAACCAGAGTTAACAGCATCACGAAGAGTGTCAATTTCATTCTTTGCACTGGCTAACTCCTGAGTATATTTAATATCGAGTTGATTTAGTCGAGTGATACGAGCTTGGTAGTCTTTGTTGATTTCGACTTGTTGAGATAGTTGACTAGTTAATTCAGCATTTGAAGCTTTTAGCTTACCAATCCTGTTACCCTGCCACGTCATACCGACGCTCATCATCAAAATAACGCACACGGACACTATCGTTTCGCCTAGATTCATAACAACAACCATGCATCTTCAAATACTTTTGGGCTGTAAGGCTGATAACCCAGCTCAACACCAACAATCGCTGTGGCCAATGCAATCGCAACTTCTTTTTTGTTGACTGATACACAATCTTCCGTACTTACATTCAATTCTTTAGCGACTCGATGAATGTATCCCTCAGTATTATTTTCTTTGGGCGGAGCATAGCGATTGATGATTTCACGGATAGAACACAACCCGTATTTATTTTCGTAGGTTCGCATCAATACATAGATTGCTCGTATACCATATTCAGGTGACACGAATTGGCAAAAGTCTTCATCGGTTTGCTGTGCAGATAGTCCTTGCCATTTTGAACCGTGTCGAATATTACCAGGGTTGTTGTTTCTTTCCCCGCGTGCTGATTTAGTCATCTTTAACTCCAAACTTAGCCTTTACTATTTTGACCGCACCCTCAAAAAGTGCGTATAGTTTCTTTGTCCCTAAAAATCCAATTACAACACCACAGAATTCCGCCAATAATGCCCACGAACTAGCATCACCACTACGTGATAGCCACCAATCAATAAACCGAATAGTTCCAACACTAAGCAAGCCACACATAACGGCCTCACCTAAAGAACGCTTCCATTGAGAACCAGCCTGTCTTTCTCTGATGTATGCAATTGTTGTAGCAATAGTAAATCCACCTAAGAGTGGGAGGACCGATTGTAACCAGCGTAAAATCTGCTCCCATTCGAATTTTTCTGGCATACGTTTCATACCTACCTCCCCATAGGAGGAATTTAGTTAATAGAACGCCGACTCACAGCTCTTGTGTGAACGTGAGGTGTTGTGATTGATTCTGTGGTCGGCATATACGAAAAAGCCCCACTAAAAGTGAGGCTTGCTATAAGTGATTCATAATTACTCTGGGGCTGGTAAGGCTAATATTATATCATTCAGATGAGGTAATGCTTCTTTATCTTTACCCTTAAAGTAAGTTATTGATTTATTCTTTATCCAGTTGTTAATTTCAAAATTAAACATTGTCATTAACTCATTTGGATAAAGCCTTGCCTCAACAACTGGTCTTCTTCCATCATCAAATTTATGCTCATAAACAGGAAATGAATCAGGATCATAACCTCTAGCCCTGAGAATATCGCTAAAGAATCTACCTAAAGATATGTCAGGCATAAGTTTTTGTGGGAGCATATACCCTCTAGATTCTAATGGAGCTAATAACTTTAAAGTCATTTGATCCAGCATAGAAAAGTGAGTTGGCGGTATTTTTTCCCGATTAATTAAGTAACGCCTTACATGATATGGCATCGCTGATTGATGCTGTTTTGCACCAGACATCCAATCGAATACCCATTTTGAAACAAGAACAGCAAACTTAGGTGAAGCCCATTGACCTAAGTTGATGGCTACCTGCGGATGAACCCAAGTGCCTTGCATTTGAGGAAATCCACCTCTAACTGTTTGAATTAGTTCCGATATCGGAATTCCGATATCGGCTGACAACTCAGATAGAAATGATTTAGCTGTTGAATTTTCCAAATAATGCCCTAACAACTTGCCAGCCGCTTTACACATTGCAGTAGCATTTATGTATCCATCATGAGCTCTTTGTGAAATAACTACATTGTTTTCCTGCCTAGAAATTAATGGCAATTCTAATTGGTTCATTACATCTCCTTGCAAAAATCCAAATTACATTTTATGACAAGAAGATATAAAGCTAAAGGCAAATTAATATATACGAAAAAAGACCGCCTAAGCGATCTTCTGAATGTGAACTATCCGGAATTTCCGGAGAGTTGGATTACCACAATGCAAATAAGCACTCTGGATAAATATCAAAAACTTATTCCCTCGAATTCGGGGAATTAAAATAGAAAGCCCCAAACGTATCGCAAACCAGATTTCTCCGTTCTGCGTAGAGGTTATGAGGGGCACTGTTCGGATTTTAGATACAAAAAAAAAGCCCGATATCTCTATCAGGCTTTCATTAAGTATAATCCCTTGCCGAGGATTGTGCTCAGATCGGGGATGTCAGCACCCCACGACCGTACTTACTTAACACACAAGTACAATATGGGAAATATGCATTATTTTCAATGTTTATAAGCTAAAACCCCGCCGTAGCGAGGTCTTGAATGAGGTAAGCAAACTTAAGAGTCACGTAAAGCAACTTACCTTATAATTGTTGTCCATTTGTCCATTAATGTCAATAGCAAAGTTCAGCTATTTTCTTTACTTTAGCTACACGTTTACGATTATTCATTGCATTTCGCAGAGGTTCGTACAATAACCACTGAGCAGCTTTGAGTTTTTCATCGACTTCTCTCCTGCAAGTTCTATGAGATGGCTTGGCGTATTTATTCCCCCCTCTTGTTTGCATTTTGCGTGGTTTTGCAACTCGGTGATAGTAAGATGCAATCGACAACTTAGATGATCCGTGAGCGTAATAACTTAGTAATATTCCATAAGCCTGTGTGTCAGTGGCGATGACTGAATCTACGACCTGAGAAATCAACATTCCTTCATCGTCATTGCACATAGGTCTTGATGGGTTTTTACTTGGCTCAACTGTTTGCATGAATTTATAAATCATATTGATCATGCGAATATCGATACGACCAGAATATACCCAAGCCCCCCACAGATTTAACCAACCATCAAGCCAGCGAAACTGCTCATCTGTTAATTCCTTTTCTCCGATATAGCTCATCTCGCCTCCGGTAATACTGTGTGATAATCATCATTGGCAGTTGTATATAAAACCCTGACACCATCCATCAGCCCGCTTACCACTTCCATATAGTCCATAACTTGCATTACACAGAAGTTAACTCGACCGCCTGATTTGTATTTTAAATATCTTGCTTCTTCAATAGCTGCGATTAAGTCAGTGAACATCATCTATCTCCCATATCGTGATATCTAATGAGCCATGAGTAACCTTTTCACCTCGACGGATCCGCATATCATCAATTTGGCTATCATCGCCCCAAAATTCGGCATGAGTTAACGAATCGAAAACCGCTTTAGGCAAGTTATCGAGGTCTCTTTGTCGTTTATCTGGGGGATTTGCTGTGATGACTATTTTGATGCGGGAAGTGGTTTTGACGTCTAGGTTATGTTGCTTGATGTAATCTGTTACTTGCTTTCGGTAGTTGGTGCCTTTGGGTGAGATATAATGCCGTCCTCTACAATGCCTCCAGTATGTATTATTGCTAGGTGGCCACGGCAATTTTAATTGATACTCGTTCATACCTTAATCTTACCCTCCTTGATGAGAATATCCTGAGTACGAATAACACCTTCTAAATGACATTGCTTTGCGTATTCAGCATCGACGTAGTGGGTACGTCTATCTGATTCATCGTGACAAGCACTACATGCCCAAGCACCAAAAATATCATTAGGTTTTATTCCGGTACCGCAAATGCCAGACATTCGATAATGAGCTAAGACGACAGTTTCAGAATTACCATTACAGACACCAGGCATTCTAATTTGGCATTCACGACCTCTAGCTTCTTTGCGTAAGTTAGCCATACACGATCCCCATTAACAATGTGATAATCGAAAAGAATAGAATTACGTGGCGGGTTCGTATTTTTGATGGTTTATCTAGCCCAAGATATCGCTTTACCCATTCAGGATTTTCTTTAAGTGCTTTTCGTAATGACTCGCTACTCATCTCCCTCTCCTTTGATTTTCTCCATCACTTCCAAATGAGCGTATTCATCAGCACACTTGCTACACACGTAAATTTCATCATCTGTTAGTGATCTATTGCATGACATGCAGTTCATTGCGAACCCCTTTGAGTAACGAGTCTATTTTCATCAACATCGGATTACCCATGCCTGAGACGTTGGCTTTATCGACAAATAACAATCCACACATAAAATCATCCAGCACTTTTCTAGGTTTCTTTGCTTCAATCTTTTTAGCTTTAGGGAAGAGTGGAAGGTTAGCCAGACGCTCTTTTTCAAACTGGCTTCTCAGTCGAGTAATTGCATCGTCTGTTACTGCGTAGTTATTGATTGGGCGAGTGCGTTTACGGCTCTTTGTTTCGACATGCTCCACACACTGGAATGCAAGCAACTTTCTTAAAATAGTTCCAACTCTTGCTGGCGTTAATCCTGTTACCGCTGAAATGGTGTTGTGATTAAATGAGATAAACTCACGACCAGCCACTATCACTTGTGCATAAGTCCTGTATTGTTCTTCAGTCATGATCACTTCCTGTTTAAGTTGTAGCGGTTAATGTGCTCACGGCGACTTTCTTCGATAAATCGAACCAACTTCTGAGCTTCTTCTAACTTCTCGTCATATTGCTTTAACTTTTCTTCTGGCGTCATTTTTCAGTCTCCACTTCTTCAACGAGTCGACTCATATACCAACGAGCCTTTTTCAAATCTTCGACTGGATTAATTTTCTTTTCGTATCGCCAGACATACTTTTGAATATTGCCCTTGAGATAGCCTAGAAACGCCTCCTTAGTCATGCTGGCTTTAATGGCATCTATGCATTCAATATCACCTGATGCGTAGTGTGGCGGGTTATTTACGTTGTCTGTCATTCGTCTTGCTTCCTTTTCAATTTCATATACTCACTGTTATCAGGTATCGTCAAGAAACAACCTATACCTACCGCCCAGCGCTCAACCTGCTCCATGAAGTGGAACATTTCACCTGTATCAAGTTTTGATGTTTTCCGAAGTGTCCTTACGCGCTCTGTAAGCTGTGTAGTAACGTCAACCATATCGACCACCTCGTAACCTAGGAATGTATGCTTAAGCATCTCCTTAACGGTTTCTGGTGTGTAATTGGCTTTGTTCTTACATAGGTATTTACTTATCTCTGAGCACCACAAATGAAAAGTGGAATTCTGAGATAGTGAACGCTTGTTTTTCCAAGGCTTGATAGTGATTCGGTGTGGTTGGTTTGTTGCTAGAACTTCTTTGAGATGTTGCCATGCGGTATTTTTGGTTGATTCGTGGAAGAGAAAATCTGCTTCCAAGTTAGCCTCCTATTCATTTTTCCAGAAACACGTTGTTGAATAAGAAAAAACAAATGTACGCCATAGATATTAACCAGAGGATTATCGCTGCTGCTGATATAACCTTCATCGTGATAACGAACCAGTTATTATCCCAATCAAATACTTTCAGCATGATAAATGCCATTGCAAAGCCTAACCCACAAAATAGGTTCATGCTGATTTTGTACATCAATGTTATTAGGTCACTCACTGTTAGCTCTCCTGTTCCATGCTGCTACAACTCCCACCATTGGTATTTTCGCTTAGCTTGCAAAATTAGCTTTTGCCAAATTGCTATAGCTTCTAGTCTTAATTTGCGTTCGTTCATCATTCACCCTCTGGCATTGGTGGGAGCATAGTTGACCAGCCGTGATAAAACATAAACGCGCAATAATTAGCCACATCAACAGGATCGCCTTTCTGTATGTGTCGCATGAATTGATTCTTACAATCCAACCCCCAGCTATTAGCCATCCATTCGTCTGAATACCCGTATTTTTTCTCAGACTTATGTAATTTTTCTGCCATGGCTTCAGCAAATTTAACAACAAGATTTGCTGTATTTTCACTAAGTTCGGCTGGTATGTTAATTTTTCTTTCGGTTGAATTAGTTCCCTGCATTAGATGCCTCCTGTTAGAATTGTTTTCCGCCCTTCTTGATGCGATTTTCACGCTGATGATCTGCTCTATGTTTGTTGTATTCGAGCTTTTCAGTTATTGCGCTTTCAATGTCATAATCAAAAGCTTCGGCATAATCCAAAATACGAATAACAGCATCAGCAAGTTCAACCTCTGCCATTTTTCGATGTGGCAAGTGATCGTCCATTAAGTCTTTGCGCTCACCCTCCATCGCCTCGCTAATTTCAGAATGAATAAGGCAGAGTAACGTTCCTTTTTCGCGTGGGTTATCCCACCATCCAGCAGATTTATTTTGTTGATGGATTTGTTGCTGTAATTGTTTAATGTTCATCTAAAAATCCTCTTGCGTGTTAAGCCTTAGATTCGCCACCTAGCGCAGATACTAATTCATCGATCAGCACGGAAAATTCACCAGTAAACAGAATGAAATCAGCATCAAATCGTTGAGCGTAATCTTCATGATGAATGTCGTCGTTATGCTCTTTCAAAACATCAGATAAGCTGATTTTCTTAAGCATAAGACTATCGGTTATCGTGAAGCTGATGCGCTCTTGCCACTCCATTGATAACTGAGTAACATGTTTACCGGCTTCAATATGGGTAGCAATTTCGTCTGAAGCTAAATCTTGCTTTTTAAACTTAGCAATACCGCCTTCCTCTAACACCGCTTTTAACTCAGCTTCGTCATGAAGCATAAATCCTGATGGGGTGTCATTGTTACGGACCCATTCGGTAAGTGTTAGCTCGATTAGTTGCTCGGTGTGAAGTGGAATGACTGGCAGTGAGCCTAGTGTCTTACGGAGTAGCGCAAGTGAATCTTCTGCGCGTTTATAACTACTGGCATCAACGATAATTCGTTGCTTATCCAAGTCAATCCAGATCTGAGTTTGAGAATATTTACTGAATGCGCGAGGTAAGAGAGAGTGAATAACCTCATCTTTTAATGTCGCTTTTTCTGTCTTTTTCAGCTTGCGACCTTGCTCATTTTCGAGTTTTTCTATTTTTTCTTGTAGAGCTTCCTTGATAACTGTCGATGGCAATATTTTTTCTTCTTTTCTGAGGCAGAGTAAAATCTGATTGCCAGCAACGTGAGTTAACATCTCACCGTGATTACCAAGTGGTGACACCCAACCAGAGCAACTCATATCTTGGCTACTGCATGGTGTAAATGCTAAAGTTTTTAATGCCTCTTCAAGTTGTTCTGCTGAAATTTGAATGTCACGAGTCATACGATATACAATCGCATTTTTGAAAAAGTTCATGTTTATTTCCTTAAATAGATTTAGGGTTAAGATTCAATTTCTTTCTAATTGAAGCAAGGTGTTCTAATGATCTTTCTTTGCTGGTTGGAATGTGTAACTGAGGTATTTGCTTAACTGGCGCTGGAATAGTTTCACCTGATTTGATTCTTGCAGTCATGGCTCTTAACTCTTTGGCGCAAAGCTTCTTAACCTCACTATCCGTTAGGCTTTTACTTCGCATATCAGAGTAAATTTTGGTAACCATCCAGTAGCAAGCGTTTGAGGGCCATTTCATTTCACGCCAGCCACGCATTTTGCAGTATTCTCGATAAAGTTCGTAAAGCTGTTCCTCGTCAGGCAAACCAAGAGCTACGTAATCTTCTTCCTTGCACCACTTGATAAATTGACCAACAGCAGGCCAGAAAGGGTTATCACTTGCTCTAGCATGTCGCATACCGTTTTGAAGTTGCTCTCTGGTAGTAATTCCATTTTCTGCAAAGGCGGCGATCCATTGTCGTTTTGCGTCCATTTCATCATTTGCATTTTTAAAAACGGTACTAACGGATGCAGGGAATAGTTGCTTTAAACTTTTGAATAGTGAGTCAACCATCTTTTCAGCGTTTGAATTGACTACTTTTTTTGTGATATCTCCCTGTGACATTCTGGCTAAAGCGCCCGCATCACGATTATTGATTACCGCCATTAGATTGGTTTTCAAATGAAATCCCTCCATGCCTCCGGCGTGTTCCAGCTACCTTGCTGTGATGTTATTGCCTGATGGTTATTTTTAGGTTTAAACAGCCCTTGCCAGCCATTAGTTATGGATTGATTAATTATTTCTTCAGGTGAATAACCCTCTTCGAGACATTCCAGTAAAAACTTAACCTGTAACTCAAAGGTCTTTTTAGTTTTGAAGGGCTTTTTAATTTCATTCCTGTAATCAATCCAGTTGAACCAAATTTCACGATCTAACCAATCAGGGATAGATTCCTTCTTCGCATCAAATCCCTTTTTCTTTGGTTCATTGTTTGTTTCTAGTGACTGATTCTGTGACCCGTTTTTGGGTACATTCAAAGACCCGTTTTTGGGTACATTCAAAGACCCGTTTTTGGGTACATTCCCACTTTTGGTATCATCCCGTTTTTGGGTGCATTCAAGCTCAATGTTTAAACGTAGAACTCTTACTCTTTTTGTTGGCCCTTTTCTTTCACCTGTATCTGATATCAAGCCATCTTCAATCATTAGGTTTATCCATTTACCAATAGTCTTTTTGTCTAACCCTGTATCCTTTACTAACCGCTGTATACTTGGGTAACAGCAGTGATACTCATCAGCTCTATCAGCTAAAGATAAGATCAGTATTTTTTGAGGAGCTTTTAAGTCTAGGCTCCATGCCCAATCAGTAGCTATTCTGCTCATAATTAATCTCCTCAAAATAAAATGAATGACTTGGCAATTGAATCGACACACCTAATCGACAAAGATCTCTCCATTGTGAGACGTTGATAACACCGGAGAACTTAGATTTTTTTATCATTAAGTGAATTCTGTAATCCTCTAAGCTTTTTGCTCCCTTAGTTGAATTACAGCTCTGACAGGATGGGTTTAAATTCTTTATATTGTTTTTACCGCCTAACTTTTTTGGTACAACATGATCTATATGCATTTCATTGATTGAGAGATGCGTTCCACAGTAAGCACATTTACAACCATACTTTCCGTGAGTAATTTCCTTTTTATTTATCCCTATCCCCTTACTCATGCTGCCTCCAATTGCTCCACTGCCAATAACCCAGCGATCCACTGAATTCCTTTGGGTGTGAATTTAACTTGTGTGTATGCGTGACCGTTGATTTGATTCTCACCTGTTTTTACATCAAAACGCCCTGCTTCAAGGTGTTCTGAATAAGGTGTTAATTTTCCAGCCAGCTTGTACATAATTCTTTTTGAAAGTAGAAACTCTCTAAAGAAGTTCTCTTTCACTTTTAGTAATTTGCTTGTCTCTCTAAAACCCAGTAAGCCAGTTGCTTGAACATAGCGATCAACAAATTCAGCTTTAGGCGCTGCAATTGCTAATTTCTGTTCAACGATTTGTTTCTGCTCTGCTAGGTCTGCCGCCAGACGTAAGGCTTCCGGTAGAGTTTGAGGGATGAGGGATTTTTGAGATTCAAGTTCTTGCCAGCGTTTAATGATTGCCATTCTTAACTTGATGCTGTAACCAGAAATCAGACACAAACATTCTTCTTTGTTGAGCAGAAGCATTTGCTGTGTTCTGTTTTTAGTGTCTATGTAATCTCCTAACTTTTCAGGAGATTGAATTTCAACCAACATCTTACGGATATCAGCCATCACATTGTCGTGTCTCTTGCCTGTAAGGTCTGCAATTTCACGACTACTCATGGTTAATTCACCACTGTTTACTAAAGTAGTTATTTGATTCATAATTACCTCATTGGGTTGTTGTTAAATTAAGTCCATTTGTTGAGAAGCCTCAGTTACCGCTGGGGCTTTTCTTTTTGGTGCTTTGACATGTTCAAGCATCTGAATTAACGCCCTAGCCTCATCACCTTGCAATATCACTGTGTCATCTGGTGTCTCATACCCAATAGCAACTAAAAGCCTTGCACAACGTTGTATGAAGCTTAATTGCGTTTTAGATTGTTGAGATTGCCAGCGAGATATTTGTGATTCGTGAATACCCGTTCTTTTCGCTACTTCTCTAGCGCCAGTAACAAGTATCCCTTTCATGATTTTTGATTCGATTTCTCGAAATTTGCGTTCGTTTGATAATTCCATTTGTTAAATTCCTTCTTAGATTACTTCCCATATTGGGAACAGCAGTAATGATCCGTAGCTCATTCCATATGAGCGGATTGTTGATAATAATTTGCCGATTGAAGTCAAAAGGCACTGCATGAATTTTTAAAGAGCGATTGTGTTACCAGTATTTATTACCCAAATCCCATAAGTGCGGTAAGTCAGGGCGAATATCTTTTCCTTTAACTTGACCGTTTGTAGCTTTAACAATTAATGGGATATGCTCAGGTGATACTTTTGCCTTGTTATGTAGCCACTTAAAAACTGCTTGCTGTGTTATGCCACATGCTTCACCTAGTTTTTTTTGTGTCCCTACAATATCAATGGCGGTTTTAATTGCTTCGTTCATAAAAACCTCCGTTGTTTATTTTACATATAATAAAACCTTAGTTGTTTTTAATCAACAACTATATTTGTTTGAATGCCAACAACTGCGGTTGTATATTTAAGACTATGAAAACTACTCTTGCACAACGATTAAAAAAAGCTCGTAAATTGTCGGGCTTATCTCAAAAAGAACTAGGCGAGGCTGTTGGTATATCACAGGCTGCAATTCAAAAGATTGAGGTTGGAAATGCACAAAATTCAACAAAATTAATAGAAATAGCTAAAGTTCTGAGGGTCTCTCCTGAATGGTTGTCGTCTGGTAATGGCGAAGAGCCAACTATTCCTGTTATCCATAGTTCGGAAGTCAGCAACATAAGTACTGATACGCACTCGGATGAAGGGGGTGGTATTAGTAATGCTTATAAGGTTGAAATACTAGACGTAGAAGCGAGCGCAGGTGCTGGCGTGATGGTTATCGATGATTTTATCGAGACTATCACGGCTATTGAGTATTCGGCGGATGAAGCCAAAAGATTATTCGGTGGCAGACCTTCAAATACGATAAAGATGATCACTGTAAAAGGTGATTCGATGGCTGAAACGTTCGAACCTAGGGATCAGATATTCGTAGATATAACCACAAACTTTTTTGATGGTGACGGGATTTATGTGTTCGTATTGGATAACCAGCTCTACATAAAGCGATTGCAGAAACAGTACAAGCGCCTAGCAGTTATATCTGACAACCCTAGATATGAAACTTGGTATCTAGACGAAGATGCTATTAATGGGCTTTATATATGCGCTAAGGTGCTAGTTAGCCAGTCTATTACCTATAAGTTCCACGGCTAACCCAATGGCCTGACGACACGTTTTAATGAAACATATAAATGATTTTTTTCAGGCTTTAGTGAATTTAGATACCGCAATCTGGAATCTAATTTACCTATTGGTAAAAGGTGCATTCTGGGTATTTGTACTTTATATCGCTGTGAGTATAGCGTGGCTATAATGCCTGACGACACGTTTTAGGGTGTGGCATCTAAGTCTGATATAAAATAATTAAAAAAGTTGTTGACATTGGGTTGGCAACTGGAATAGTCTAAGGACGTCAAGCCCAGCCCCGTTCGTAGACAATAGTTAATATCTACATAACGGCTCTGGGCGTTTTTTATTTGATTATGAAAAAGACAGCTATTCTTATTGATGCAGGATTCTTTATCTCACGAGTTAACGCTGTAAGGCGTAAGCATTTTAAAGGTCATGATTTAAATGCATCTCATCTAATGAAATTAATATGGGGGCTTGTTCAGTATCACTTGAACAAAAGACATGGCTCTCATGAGCATAGATCTCCACTGGAATTATACCGAATTTATTTCTACGATTGCCCACCTCTTGATATACAAACAAGGTACCCGTTGCCAGCCGAAAAAGGGCACACGTCGCCACCAAGGAAAAATTTTAAACTAGAGCCATCTTATATTCTAAGAACAGAACTCCATGAAGAGTTAAGGAAAAGCAGAAAAACAGCCCTTAGAATGGGAACACTAGTTGATAGTAAGCGTTGGCAAATAAATGAACACACGCTCAAAGATCTTCTTGCTGGCCGGAAAAAATGGGAACAACTGACCAATGATGATTTTCATTACGACATAAAACAAAAAGCTGTAGACATTAAGCTAGGCATGGATATAACCATGCTTGCATATGAAAAATTAGTAGATGTAATGGTTTTGGTGGCTGGTGACTCAGATTTTGTCCCGGCAGCTAAACACGCAAGAACAAAAGGAATAGACTTCATCTTAGACCCATTAAGGCAAGATGTATCACCAACTCTATCTGAACATATAGATGGGATTCAATCTTATAGTTTAATTTCTGCAATTGCAGACATACTACAAGTAACCCCAGAGCCCATGCCAGATTGGTGGGAAGATAAAGTAGCCAGATCAGAAGTTAGAAAAAAAACAAGCAAGCATAGAACAAAACCTAAAAGAAGATAATCTCCCAGCCCTCCACGCGAGGGCTTTTTTGTGCCCTCTCCCCTCGAAATAAGTGACCTACATTCCAATCTGAGATTTTTTTGAAAATAAATTACCAACAAAAACAACCAAATAAAACCAAAGCAATATAAAAACACCATTACAAACAACTTTGGTTGTTGACAATAAAACAACTATAGTTTTAAATATAACTCATCGAAGGCAAACAACATGAAATACAGCCTAATGTTCTTTAACAATTTGGAAAGTCGGAACAGCATACCTACCCTGTTTAGACCCTTACGCAAAAATGCGACGTATCACTAGGCACGATCTGGCTAGTGAGAATGTTACTACTGCACGAGAGTGATTACAGATGGGAATAGGCAACACTGGCAGATGTTAGGTATGTAAGCGCAAGAATACTAATTATAGGTCATTCAATGAGTGACCTATGGTAAGTAAAAGAATAACGGAGGTTATGTGGAAATTTACTATCAACCACCAAAGAAATTTAAAGGCAATCCAACACCAGTTAGCGTTAAGAAAGTTAACAGTAACTCATTCAAGGCTAGGCAATATGCTAGATATGCATCTTTCAGAGCTAACAAACTGAAAGAAGAAGAGATTGCTAAAGCTAACTCAGTGAAAGAGAAACCAGAACGCCCTGTTCTCTCTCTCAAACCAACAAAGCATTATCCAAGTGGAGATAACTGTTGCTTACCTAATGTAGCAGTATTTTCAGGAGTTAAAACAAAACAGCCGAGCAGTGAGTTCGGGGTTACGGCGAGATAAAGCCCACGGATGGGCTTAGTCATGAAATCCAAGTTTTGTTTTGGTAGCTTCAAGGAATAACTTAGTAGCAATGCTCGCGTTAGCAAATGCATAATCAACCATTCTACTAACAACAGCTTCAGCGCCCTTTTCCTTTACCATATCGAGAAGAGTTTTTTTATCTTCATCAGGTAGGTTAACGGCTCTGATCATTGCTTCTAAATTGTTAATGGTGCTTTCGTGAATTTTTATGTTCACAACGTTTAATTTGTTACCAAGAGTGTCGGCATTAGCGCAGTCAACACCATCAGCGGTTAACCCCATTTTGTGAATATTAAAAGAATAGGGTTCATCATCGACAACGCCGATTCTCACAGCACCGTCTTGTACTAACCCTCTTTTTTGCAAGTAGTCCAACTCTCTTGCTAGTTGGTCTTCTCCGAATTCTTCCAGTAACTCGTTAAATTTATCCTGATTTATTGGTTTCATTAAGAATTCTCTATTATTTAATGCTTGAATAATCATTTCTTGCCTCTCAGATAGAACGTGCATGTTGTTTTCCTTTTTCATTGGTGGGGTGAACACATTGTAACCAATTTCTTTGGTGGGGACTAGAGAAACCACTGACGCCCTAAGTGGATAAATAAACGGGCACAGTTAACTAATTACAGTCCATTCTGTGGGCTGTGGTGAGTTGATTAATAGATAGGAGCCGCAATGAAGTGTAGCAATAAATATTGCCAAGACGGCATTGAGTTTATCACCTGTTGCTCTGGTCGTGAATGTGGATGCATGGGTCAACCTGTAGCGGCAACTAACTGCAAGGAATGCAATAAAGAGAACAGAGAGCCAACAGACGAGCAAGTTATTCAAGAGATGCAATACCTTGAATGGCTTGGTGATTAATAGATAGGAGATAGAGCAACTTTTTCCATTTTGGAAACTGTTGCTTTAGTTAATAACGGAGGGGGTATGACATGGGAAAAATGACATTCGTAGTTGAGTATGAAGATGGCAAGGAGCCGTCTGTAAACGCAGGAACGGAGATATTAGGCGGTAAGTTGTTATCGGTTGGATTTAATGACTACCGAGATGAACAATTAACTCAGGATGAAGTTAGCGCCTTAAATCACGCAATTAACTTTAACGACTTGAAAGAAACCTGCGAATACTTTGAAGTTAATTATGACGAAGTTGTAGCAAAACTCTAAAGCCCTCGGTCAGTAGTAACCCACCACTTAATCATTCATATCGCTATTAATAGTGAGGAATACGCACATAAGGAACATAGGAATGGCAAATGAATTAGTCGTAATTGAGCAAGCTACGGCGCTAGATTTGTTTACGGCACCAGAAAAAGTAAATCAGATGCTGGAGCACATTAAATCTCTTGCAGAAGAAGAGCGTAAAGAACTCGACAGTGATTTCTCAGTAGCTAAAAACCGAAAGGCTTTTGCATCTCTGGCGTACAAAGTTGCTCAAACAAAAACGTATATCGACAAGGAAGGTAAAGCAGTTGTCGATAAGCTAAAAGAGCTACCTAAAAAAGTTGATGCTAGCCGTAAGATATTTCGTGACGAATTAGATGCATTGAGCACAGAAATTCGCAAGCCACTAACAGAGTGGGAAGCACAAGAAAAAGCTCGCGAAGAAGCCGAAGCGCTTAAGAAGCAAATCGAAGTTGATCATGAAGAAGCTCTGCAAATGAACGAGCTGTTTGATTTAAGCAAAGCTGAAGAAGAACGCAAACGCATTGCTCGTGAAGAAGAAATGAAGCGACAAGCTGCGGAACAGGCAAGACTTGAAGCTGAGCGCAAAGCACAGCAAGAAATTGAAGCGGCAGCACGGCGTGAGCGTGAAGCAAAAGAAGCCGCTGAACGTGCAGAGCGTGAAAAGCAGGAAGCAATTCAACGTGCAGAGCAAGCAGCAAAAGAAGCTAAGGAAAAGGCTGAACGTGATGCTAAAGAAGCTCAGGAGCGAGCCGAACGTGAGAAACAATTAGCTATCGAAGCCGAACGCAAGAAAGCACAGGAAGCAGAACAAGCGCGATTAGCAGAAGAAGAACGTAAGCGTCAGGAGGAAGCTAAACGTCAGGCTGATAAGGAACATCGTCGCAAGTATAACCAAGAAACCTTACAAGCCTTGGCAAGTCACGGGTTTGATGAAAAATTAGCGACTGAATTTATTAAGTTAGTTGCTAGTAATAAAATCCCCCACATGACAATGAACTACTAATACCCACCGCACCAACACCAGATAACCACCCTATCGCTCACCTAGCGAGGTAACAATGAAAACTAACTATTACAGCGCTATGCGTGATTGCATGGCGGTGCGTATCACTACGCCTCAAGCACGTAAAAATAAACGTACAAGCCCATGGTTATTCAGTTTAGCTGTGGTCATTGTGATAACAGTCGGCGTAATACCGACATTTGTAAGTTGAGGTGATTATGCAAATTTCATACAGCTACTCGAACGGAACTCGGGTAGTAGACGGCAAAACAGTCATGGAATTTGACGAAAGTAGCAAACTTAGCATTGAGACAGGAAGTTTCGCTGAGTTGGCTAAATTAACGGAAATTGACCCAGTGGAAGCTCTGCAATGGATTATGCAGTTCGACAAGGAAGAGATTGACAGGATTGTCAATGAAGCAAGCATGGATGCCCCTATTTCTAAGCTGGCTCTGCTAAGGAGGGTTGCGTGAATCCTTACCATGAACTTGACGCAAGGGAAGAACGCAAACAAGAAGAAGCATCATGGATTGATGCAAAGGACGCTGAATTAAGTAATGTCGCATTTAATGTGGTTGATGGATTACCAAAGGATATTACCAGTCAATGGAGTGACAGCGTTTTCGATATGACAATTGATGGTCTTTATAAGGAGTTAAAGAGCTATCAGGAACGTAGGAGGATGTCGTGACAAATGCAGTTCAAAAAATATATGAGGTTGTAAATCCTCTTAAAAATGAGTTCGAACAAGTGTGTAGCGAGCCAAGCATTGCATTCAAAAGGGAATCTGAATTTGCCATGCAAATATTCGCGAACAATGATTATCTGGCAAATGTTGCAGTTAATAATCTTGTGTCAGTTCGTAGTGCGATCATGAATGTCTCAGCTATCGGAATTAGTTTAAACCCAGCGCAAAAGTTGGCTTACCTAGTTCCTAGAGACAAGAAAGTATGTCTCGATATCAGTTACATGGGATTGATGCATATTGCTCAACAATCACAGGCTATTAAGTGGTGTCAATCAAGCATTGTTCGACAAAATGATAATTTCCAACTTACATCAATAGATACCGCACCTCGCCACGAATACAACGCCTTTGCTACTCAGGAGCAGAGAGGTGAGATTGTTGGCGCTTACACAGTAGTAAAAACAGAAGATGGAGACTATCTAACTCACACAATGGCTATTGCTGATATTTACGCAATACGTGACCGCTCAACAGCATGGAAAGCTTGGATATCAAAGAAAAAATCGTGTCCTTGGGTAACTGACGAAGAGCAGATGATTCTAAAAACAGTAGTGAAACAAGCAGCCAAATACTGGCCTCGAAGAGAACGTTTAGATAAGGCTATTGACTATGTTAATACTGAGGCTGGAGAAGGTATTGATTTTGGGAACGAGCAACAAGAACCAAGGGACATAACGCCAGCAAGTGAAGATCAATTAAAGGCTATCACGGACTTGATGCTTAAAGTTAATGGCGAATGGAGTGACGCATTCTTCACATTCATTAGTAAAAAATTCAACCATCAAATATCCCATCCAGAGCAATTAACCGCATTTGAAGCCAATACCATTATCGACATGCTAAGGAAAAAGGCAGAAGGGAAATGATTAGTAATGACATCATTCTAAGCAAAACAGGCATCGATTTAACCAAAGTAGAGCAAGGAAGCGAAGAATGGATGTCTATCAGGCTTGGCGTAGTAACTGCCTCTGAGGCATGGAAAGTTATCTCTAAGCCAAGATCAGGAACAAAATGGACAGACACAAAGAAAACATATTTAAACACCCTTATTGGTGAAGTCTGCACGGGAATTTACAAGGAGGTATCAGCAAGGACGCTGGAATGGGGTAAAAACTACGAATTAGAAGCAAGGATGACATTCGAGTTTTACACAGGATTAACGGCAAAGGAAGTGCCAATAATATTCAAAGATGAGCAACTACGGATAGCTTGCTCACCAGACGGCATTTGCAGTGATGGCTCAGGATTAGAGCTTAAATGCCCGAACAACACGGACGTATTTATTGACTTAGCATTGAACGGAATCGATGCAATGAAAAAGGAATATGTGGCTCAAGTTCAATATTCCATGTGGGTTACAGGTAAGGATATCTGGCATTTTGCAAATTTTGACCCACGAATGCCGGCTGGGAAAGAAATAGCATACTTCCCTGTTGAGCGTGACGAAAAAATGATGAAAGAATTTGACGAGTTAGTACCTGAGTTCATTGAGGTGATGGATCAGGGATTAAACAAGTTAGGCATTCAATTTGGCAATCAATGGAGTGTATATGGCAAGTAAAGGCGTGAATAAATGTATTCTCATTGGTCACTTGGGGCAGGATCCAGAAATCCGTTATATGCCAAGTGGTGGTGCAGTCGCTAATATCACACTAGCCACATCGGAATCGTGGCGTGATAAACAAACCGGTGAGATGAAAGAGAAAACTGAGTGGCATCGAGTATGCATCTTCGGAAAATTAGCCGAAATTGCAGGTGAATATCTGAGAAAAGGCTCACAGGTATACATAGAAGGTTCTCTGCAAACCAGAAAATGGACTGACCAAAGCGGGCAAGACCGATATACAACGGAAGTAGTGGTCAATATTGGTGGAACAATGCAGATGTTAGGTGGTAACGGTGGTAATCAGGCAGGAAGCCAGAAGCCACAGCAACCAGCGCAACAACCGCAAGCACCACAAAATGAGCCACCGATGGACTTTGATGATGACATCCCATTTTAACCACCCTACCCGTTTAACCAAAGGATATAACCATGAAAAGTTTGCATGGTCGTTGCATTCAGAGATGGAAGCAACGATTCAAGAGTGTTTGTGATTCTAAGGTTTCACCTTATTTCAGAAAGCGCGACTTAAAGGGATTTTGTCGTGAGTCTGGCGTGATTACTGCTGACGGTATGATTGAAGATATGGCTTTTAATAATGCCAAATTTGATATTGATGGGGATTACCACGGATGGTCGCCTGAATTTTCAAAGTTCTTTGATGAGAACAGAGAAAAATATATTACTGAAGCCCGTTTGTTTCTCAATGAAGAAGCAACTAACGGAGAGATAGACGACTTAATCGAAGAAGAAATATCTAATTGGAATTAGGGATCGGTGCAGGGATGCAATGAAGAGGAATGAATATGAAAGTCTATCTCGACGACGAGCGCCAAACGCCAGATGGATTTGTTCGCGCTTACTGGCCTGATGAAGCGATTAAATTACTGGAGACTGGCGAGGTTGAGTTAATCAGCCTAGACCATGATTTAGGTGATGATGAACGAGGTACAGGCTATGACGTTTTATTGTGGATAGAAGAACAAGTTTATTTAAATGGATTTAAAGCACCTGAAATTATTGTTCATTCTTCTAATTCATCAGCACGTCATAAAATGGAATTGGCAATCGAAAATATTAAAAAGGTGGAGTGATGGATAAATCAAGACAGCAGTTTGAAGAGGCAATAAAGCAACTTAGCGACCCGTCAGAATTTGAATCAAAACTTAAACGTGCAAATAACGGATTAAATTACGCTGACCAATATGTAGATTTAATGTGGATTAGCTGGCAAGCATCACGCGAGAGTTTGGAAAAAGAACGCGACCAAGCAATCAGACATTTAATTTTAGTTTTCCGGCAATATGCAAATGATGACCATTTATTTATGTCGGCTGGCGAGAATGCTTGCGAATTTTTAGAGGATTTAGGCTACGGAATTGATACTGGTCGAAATCTCGAATTAACTGATAAAGGTAAGCAATTAATTAAAGAAGATTGGGAGTGAAAATAAAAAATGAATAAAATACCAATAACATATGATAACGGTTTCCCTGATGGTTCTTTTCTGAAAAATGCAAAAGATGAGCAAGCGGCAATTAAAATATCAAACCTACTAAAAATTGTTGAGAAAAAATCTCATGATTTAATTATTAGCGGCGTAATGCGAAATGACGGAAATATGATAATTAAGGGAATGGTTAATCATGCAATTGAGAAAACATTGTACGCAATACTCCATCAATATGATTGCAATATCAATGGCGAAGACTATGCCGGTAATTTAGATACTATGGCAGATATAATACTGAATGATGGTTATGACATATCAATTACTGATTCAATTGTTGGTATTGTCTCAGGCATTAAAATAAACGAAGAATAACCATGCAAATAATCGGATATGTATTACTAGTGCTAATACAGGGTCTGCTGTGCCTGTAACTGAGCAAATATACACACAGCAAGAATGCGAGAGTCGTGCTATGCAAATAATGCAGGTGCGGGATGTTGAAATAGTTTGTGGAGAGGTATGGCGATGAAATTTAAAGTCGGCGATAAGGTTAAAGTTAAGGGGTATGAGAAAATTGGGGTTATTGAATTGGTTCGAGAAGAACTTTACGCGCCTTACTTAGTGCACGATTGGTGGGACAACCGAGATTGGTACAATGAGAAAATGCTGGAGTTAATCAATGAATAAATACACCGAACTATCTGACTTCGAGATTAATAAAAAGGTTGCTGAAGCGTTAGGTTTGCTACCACATTTATTTATTGCGAGCGATGTAGGTAAGTTGATTTGGAATGTTCCCTCAAACCATAATTACGGAGATATAATAAGCCAAAAAGGGTGTGAGTTGGATTTTTGCTGCACAGTAAATAATGCGTGGGTAATTATCAATGCATATGGAATTAGTCTTGTATATCAAGATAGGAAGTTCCAGTTTGCAACTAATGACGGAAATATAGAGTGCAGCATTGCCAGCCCATTAAAAGCAGCAATGATTATTTTCTTGTGTATTAAGGATGCGGAGAATGAAAGCTGATTATGGAGGTAGCCACACACCAAAGGAATTGCGTGATAGATGGCAAACTCCCCTACCTTTGTTTGCGCCATTGGACGCTGAATTTGGTTTTTATTTAGATGCCGCTGCCGATAAAAATAATGCTCTCTGTTCTCATTACCTCACCGAAAAAGACGACTCGTTGAATTGCGACTGGGAAAGTTACGGAGCTATTTGGGTGAATCCGCCCTATTCAGATATTCAGCCATGGGTAAACAAAGCCGCTGAGCAATGCAAAAAGCAATTACAGCCTGTTGTTATGTTAGTTCCTTCTGATACTTCTGTTGGTTGGTATGAATCAGCATTAGAAACAGTTGATGAAGTAAGATTAATTACGGGAGGTCGAATATCTTTTATTAATGCAGAAACAAAAAAGCCAGTTAGCGGAAATAATAAAGGTTCTATGTTTTTAATATGGCGACCTTATATAACTCCTCGCAGAATAATCAATACTGTAAATAGAAATTATTTATTAAATATTGGAAGTAAAATATTAAATGAATGGAAAATAGCATAGGTAAATTATTGACATTATCGACTCAGCAAATGAAACAAACGAACTATATATTCAAGTGTCATTATCAAATCGCAAGGTAGCAATTAAATCATATAACGGGATGTGTATCTGGTGTCACGAAGAACCAGTCGCACCTAATAGCGCATACTGCAGTAAAGATTGCGGTGATGATCATGAACAGTATAAAAGGAAGAATGGATAGGAGGGTAAAATGGAAGGGATGACCATGCCAAGAAAAGAAGCTGCCGCATATATTGGTATATCAGAAGACACACTCTCTCGTTGGTGCAAGCTAGGATTGATTGCATACACAAGAAAGGATCCATCAAAGAAAAACTCGCCATACCTATTTACGAGAGCCGCGTGTATTGCGGCAGCTAATAAATCAATTCACAATATACCAGTGAACGCTGGTGAGACACGAGAGGGAAAATCATGTCTTTATTCAGAAGAGGTAAAATATGGTACGGAAACTACACGACGCCAAGCGGTAAAAGAATCAAGGAATCTCTTGGCACAGAGGACAAGAAGCTCGCGCAGGAGTTGCACGACACAAGAAAGGTCGAGTTATGGCGCATAGAGCGTCTTGGTGACTTTCCTGATGTTACTTTCGAAGAGGCTATAGTTCGATGGATTGAAGAGAAAGCAGACAAAAAATCACTGGATGACGATAAAGGTCGGCTTTCTTTTTGGTTAGATCACTTTGAAGGTTACCGACTTAAGGATATTACAGAAGCAAAAATATATTCCGTTATCAATAAGATGGTAAACAGAAAAGCAAGGGAGAGATGGGAAAAACAAGCGGAATCAGCTAAAAGAAAGGGAAAGGAAATCCCCGCATTTACTGATGTCCCTGTCAGTAACGCAACCAAAGCAAAACATCTTGCCATCATGAAATCTCTGTTAAGAGCTGCTGAACGTGACTGGAAATGGTTAGAAAAATCTCCCGTTATCAAAGTCCCAACAATCAGAGAAAAGCGGGTTCGGTGGTTAGAACATCATGAAGCTAAAAGACTGATTCAAGAATGCCCTGAACCACTGAAATCCGTAGTTACATTTGCATTGGCCACTGGATTAAGGCGATCCAATATTATCAATTTAGAGTGGAGTCAAATTGATATGCAAAGGAAAGTTGCATGGATAAACCCAGAGGATAGCAAATCAGGACAAGCAATTGGTGTTGCTTTAAATGACACTGCTTGTCAGGTTCTTAAGGAACAAATAGGAAACCATCACAAGTGGGTATTTGTTCATACTGAATCAAAGAAGAGACCAGACGGAACATTAACACCAAGCGTTAGGAAAATGCGAGTTGATTCTAACACAGCATGGAGAGCAGCGTTAAAAAGAGCAGGAATAGAAAACTTCCGTTTTCATGATCTGCGCCACACATGGGCGAGCTGGTTAATTCAGTCAGGAGTTCCGCTTTCAGTATTACAAGAAATGGGCGGATGGGAATCAGTTGATATGGTTAGAAGGTATGCTCACCTAGCGCCTAATCATTTAACTGAACATGCAAAGCAAATAGACAGTATTTTTGGCACTTGTGTCCCAAATACGTCCCACTTAAGAAAAGTAGAGAATTTAAAATGA